TACCTACATAAAGCAATAAAATCTCTCAATCAACTTCGGATGATTGAAGATTCTTTGGTAATTTATCGTATATCAAGAGCACCAGAACGTAGAATTTTCTATATTGATGTGGGTAATTTACCTAAAGTAAAAGCAGAACAATATCTCCGTGATGTTATGATGCGATATCGTAATAAACTTGTATATGATGCAAATACCGGTGAAATACGTGATGATAAGAAATTTATGAGTATGATGGAAGATTTTTGGTTGCCACGTAGAGAAGGTGGACGTGGAACTGAAATCACTACACTTCCGGGCGGACAAAATCTTGGAGAAATTACTGATATTAAGTATTTTCAAGAAAAACTCTACCGTTCACTAAATGTTCCGCCAACAAGAATAGGTGGAGAAGGTGGGTTTAATCTTGGACGTTCATCTGAAATTTTAAGAGATGAATTAAAATTTACAAAATTTGTTGGGAGATTGAGAAAAAGATTTTCTAATATGTTCAGTGATATGCTGAGAACTCAATTAATTCTTAAAAATATAATTACTCCAGATGACTGGAAAATTATGAGAGAGCATATTCAATATGATTTCTTATACGATAATCATTTCTCTGAGTTGAAAGAAGCAGAATTAATGACTGAAAGATTGAATATGGCAGCAACAGCAGAACCTTATATTGGTAAATACTATTCACAAGATTATGTAAGAAGGAAAATTCTTCGTCAAACTGATGAAGAAATTGTGGAACAAGATATTTTAATTAAAAAAGAAATAGAAAGTGGTATTATTCCCGATCCAAATGCCCCAATTGATCCAAATACGGGAATGCCTATGGTGACAGGTGATTCTAGTAATGGATCATCTGGACAAGTTCCTATGGATCCGGGAATAGATGAAAAGAGTATGGAACCCCCAACAGAAAAAGGAATCTAAATAAAGTATAGTTAATTATTTTTTAAAACTATGGATGAATTAATGGATATGATTCTGACAGATGAATCGCCGTCACAAATTAGTGATAAAATTAAAGATATTTTATTTGCTAAGTCTACAGAAAAAATAGATTCTTTTAGACCAGCAGTTGCTGCGTCATTATTTGATGGTGATGAAGGGGAATGAATTTTGTTGGAGTTATAATCTAACTTAACTGAACAATAAATATATAATATAAAACATTGTAAAATAATGCAAAGAACTAAAATAATTGGAACTGCAGTTCAAACCCAAACAAGTGCTGGATCCGCTACGAGCATTAGTGCTTCAACTTGCGTTCGTTTATTTAATAATACTGCTGGCGTTTCAACTGTAAGTATATCAACTTCAGTTGGGGCGGCAACTACCTTGTCATTTGCTATGCCCACAAATTCTGTTGAATTTATAGAAAAACTCCCAACAGATGTAATTTTTACATCTGTTGCTATTCAAGCAAACCAAGTAGGATTTACTAATTAAGGCAATGAAACTAATCACCGAAGAAATAGAAAAAGTTGAAGTTATTACCGAAGGAACTGGTAGTAATAAAAGACTTTATATAACAGGACCTTTCTTACAATCAGAATGTGTAAATAGAAATGGTAGAATGTATCCTTTTTCTATTATGGAAAGGGAAGTAAAGCGTTATAATGAAAACTATATTCAAAAAGGTCGTGCTCTTGGGGAATTGGGACATCCAGAAGGACCTACTGTAAATTTAGATCGGGTTTCTCATAAAATTGTTTGTCTTGAGCAAAAAGGCAACACTTGGATTGGGAAAGCACAAATTTTATCAACTCCTATGGGTAAAATTGCCGAATCACTTCTTGGTGATGGCGTTTGTCTTGGAGTTTCCTCTCGTGGTATTGGATCACTAAGAGAGAACAATAAAGGTTACAAAGAAGTTGGTGAGGATTTTATGCTTGCCACCGCTGCTGACATTGTTGCAGACCCTTCTGCACCTGATGCTTTCGTCTCAGGAATTATGGAAGGTGTTGAGTGGATTTGGAATAATGGTGTTCTTGAGCAAAAAGTTTCAAGAATACATAAAAGAATTAATACTTTAGTAGATTCTAAACAACTAGAAGAGAACAAATTAAATTTATTCAATGACTTCTTAAATTCATTGTAATTTCTTAAATTATAAATAAATATAGTTATTAACAAAGGTTAAAACGGAGAGTTCAAATGTCTCGTGGTAAAAACTTACAGGAAATGGAATCAGGCACAAAGAAATCCACAACTGCCGTAAATGCTAACGCAAAAGCAGGGGATGCAATGCCTAAACTTGCGTCTGGTGCAGTTGCTGGTCAAACTGGTAGTTGGGAAGATTTAGGTGGACCTACTCCAGATAATTATACATCGGATGAGAATGGTCCAGCAAAACTTAAGGATGCTGGTTCCGGCCTTAAGCAAGTTAAGGATGTAGTAAATAAAGGCGCAAAGTCTGCCGATCCTATGAAGGGTCTTAAGAAATCTGATGCCGTAAAGGAAGAAGAAGAATTGGGAGATGAAGATCTTATTTCAGAAGAAGATTCTGAAGATGAAGATCTAATCTCCGAGGAAGATGAAGATGAAGATGAAAAAGAAGATAAAGGTAAGAAAAAGTCCAAGAAAGATGATGAGGACGAAGAGGATGATGATGAAGATGAAATGAAGGAGGAGTTTGATATTGAAGAAGATGTCAATGCTCTACTTCATGGAGAAGATCTCTCAGAAGAATTCCAAGAAAAAGCAAGGATGATTTTTGAATCTGCTCTTCGTTCAAAAGTTAATGAAATACGTGAGTCACTTGAAGTTCAATATGAAGAGAAACTCATAGAAGAAGTTCTAGTAATCAAAGAAGAACTAGAAGAGCGTCTAGACGCTTATCTAGAGTATGTTGCTGAAGAGTGGGTAGATGAAAACACTCTTGCTATTGAGACCGGTCTCAAGGAAGAACTCACTGAGTCATTCCTTGGTGGTCTCAAGCAACTTTTTGAAGAACATTATGTAGAAATCCCTGAAGAAAAATATGATGTACTTGAGAATATGGTAGGAAAACTTGATGATATGGAGACTAAACTCAACGAGCAAATTGAAAGAAATATTCAACTCAACAAGCGTCTCTCAGAGTCGGTTGCTGATAGAATCTTTGATGAAATTTCTGAAGGTCTTGCGACCACTCAGAAGGAAAAGCTCGCTTCACTTTCCGAAAGTGTAGAGTTTGAGAGTGAGACAGAATATCGTGGAAGACTAGAGACTTTGAAGGAATCATATTTTCCTTCAAGAGTAGTTTCTTCATCTGCAACAACTGAAACATTATCTGAAGGAGTAAACGTTGCAACTGAGTATCACTCAGATTCAATGAATACTTACTTGAGGACTCTTTCAGCAGTTGTAAAACGCTGAATTTACTATTTAATCAAACAAAACAATTTCAATTTTTTACAGAGGTAAAAGGCAATGTTTCAATCAGAAAGATTGCAAGAAAAGTGGGCACCACTTCTGAACTATGAGGGTCTTGATCCAATCAAAGATTCACACAGAAAGGCTGTAACTGCTGTCTTGCTAGAGAACCAAGAAAAATTTTTAAGAGAGCAAAGTTCTTTCTCTCACGGAGAGTTCCTTACTGAATCTCCAACTATGTCCGCTGGAACCGGTGGATTTGGTGGAGACGCCTCTTCGGGTGGACCTGTTGCAGGTTTTGATCCAGTTCTAATTTCACTAATTAGACGCTCAATGCCTAACTTGGTCGCTTATGACCTCGCTGGCGTTCAACCAATGACCGGACCTACTGGTCTTATCTTTGCTATGCGTTCACGTTACGGCGATCAGCGCACTGGAGATAATGAGACCTTCTACAACGAAGTAAATACCGCTTTCTCTGCTCAAAACAGCACTGGCACTGCAACTCAAGGTAATTATACCGGTGCAGCAGATGATGGTGCTTCTGTAGGTTTCGGTACTACTACTAACCAAAGTGGCGATAATCCAGGTCTTCTTAATCCCAATGGTCAGTTGTCTTATACAACTGGTCAGGGTATGCAAACTGCCGATTCTGAGGCACTAGGTCAGGCTGGTGGTCCTCAGTTCAACGAAATGAATTTCTCTATTGAGAAAGTTCTAGTTGAAGCAAAGTCACGCGCCCTGAAAGCTGAGTACAGTCTTGAACTTGCTCAAGACCTCAAGGCAATTCACGGTCTAAACGCCGAGGCAGAACTTGCGAATATTCTTTCTACTGAAATCCTTGCGGAAATCAATAGAGAAGTAATTCGTACCATCTACAAGGTTGCTAAGCCTGGCGCTCAAGCAAACGTAGCAACTGCTGGCGTATTTGACCTTGACGTTGACTCAAACGGTCGTTGGAGCGTTGAGAAGTTCAAGGGTCTACTCTTCCAGATTGAGCGTGATGCTAACGCTATCGCCCAACAAACTCGTAGAGGAAAGGGTAATGTTATTATGTGTTCTGCTGACGTTGCTTCCGCACTAAGCATGGCTGGTGTACTTGATTACACTCCTGCTCTAAATGCAAACCTCAACGTAGATGACACTGGTAACACCTTTGCTGGTATTCTACTTGGCAAGTTCCGCGTCTATATTGATCCTTATGCTGCGAACGTAAGTTCCAACCAATATTATGTTGTTGGTTATAAGGGTTCTTCACCTTATGATGCTGGTCTATTCTATTGTCCTTATGTTCCTCTCCAGATGGTTCGCGCCGTTGGTGAGAATAGTTTCCAACCAAAAATTGGATTTAAGACTCGTTATGGTCTTGTTGCTAATCCATTCGCGGAAGGTTCTGCTCAAGGTCTTGGTAGAATTACTGCAAGTAGCAATACTTACTACCGTCGTGTACTTGTTAAAAATCTTATGTGAGTCTCATTTGAGATTAAACAATACTGGGGAGGAGAAATCCTCCCTTTTTTATTGTAAATTTTTAAATTAAGAACTAAATAGTTAAAAAACAATGTTTAAAGGTCAAATAGAAAATAGAAATTTTTTATCCTCAGTAGGATTTAAATTTACTCTCAATAGAGCACCTAAAGTTGCTTTTTTTTCAAATACTGCTAATATACCATCAATTACTTTAGGTGTAGCAGAGCAACCGAATTATTTAAATAATATTCCAATTCCTGGAGATAAAATGGAATTTGAAGATTTCACTCTACGATTTCTTGTAGATGAAAATCTTGAAAATTATATGGAAATTCAAAACTGGATGCGAGGTCTTGGATTCCCAGAATCACTCAAAGAAATATATGATTGGCAAAATACAAATGAACAATTTGAGCAACCATACAATTCTCAAATGAATCTATACTCGGATGGCACTTTACTTGTTCTAAACAGTAATAAAAATTTTAATTTCAATATTAAATTCAGTTCAATGTTTCCATATCAATTAAGCACTTTACAGTTTGACGCTACAAATATTGATGAAGAATATTTTACTGCAGACGTATCATTTAAATATATGATGTATAATATAGTAGATAGAATAGGAAATCCATTAAATCCAACAAAATAAATTATGATTGATCTCGAAAAAATACAGGGAATGTGGGAAAAAGATTCAATAATAGATCCAGATAACTTGCACACAGAATCTTTAAACACTCCGGTACTTCATGCAAAGTATCACGATATGTTTAATAATATATTACTTCTTAAGAAGAAAGCAGAACAACAGAAAAGAAATATAAGGCATCAAAAATATGAGTACTACACAGGAAAAGCAGATCCTGATGTTTATGTGGAAAATCCATTTCCTAAAAAAATAAGAGATAAAGACACCCTTCAAAAATATATGGATGCAGACGAAAGTCTTTCTCAATCATCTCTAAAAGTAGAATATTATGATGTAATGTTAAGTTATCTTCAAGATATTCTGAAGATGATTCATAATAGAAACTACCAAATAAAAAATGCAATTGATTTTCAAAAATTTGCAAGTGGGTTAGGGTGATACAATAAATACTCATAGAAATTGATTATTCTATGAGTGACGTAGTTATATCTAAAAAGAATGAAGTTTTCATAAAGTTGGAATGCGATCCTCATATCTTATATGAATTAGCACCATACTTTAGTTTTACTGTGGAATCGGCAAAGTTTATGCCACAGTATAGAGGAAAGAGGTGGGATGGAGAAATAAGACTACTAAGTACTGCTACTGGCGAAATATATGCGGGTCTTTTAGATAAGGTTATAGCAAAAATTAAAAATCATGGATATACTTATGAATTTAAGTCTAATAAGTATTATGGTGCTCCTTTTGAAATAAATGAAGAAATATCACCAGATGGAGTATCTGGTTATATGAATCATATTTGCAATTTTACGCCATATGATTATCAAATCAATGCTGTATATGAATGTTTGAGGTATAATAGAAAAACAATTATATCAGCAACATCTTCAGGTAAATCTTATATGATTTACTCAATTGTAAGATACTATGCAACAAAAGGGTTTAAAACATTAGTTGTATTTCCCACAACATCTTTGATTCATCAAATGTTTAAAGATTGGTCTGAGTATGGGTGGGATCCAGAAAATCATTGTCATATGATTTATTCAGGTCAAGAAAAGGATACAAATTTACCAATTACTCTTTCAACTTGGCAAAGTATTCATAAGTTAGATAAATCTTTTTTTGAAAATTATGATTGCGTGATTGTTGATGAATGTCACGGATGTAAAAGTAAAAGTCTTATTGACATTATGAAGAAGTCTCATAATGCAAAGTATCGCTTCGGATTTACCGGAACACTTTCTAATGGAGGAAAAGACTCACAAACTCACGAGTGGGTTATCTCTGGGTTATTTGGTCCATCATATAAAGCAGTAGGAACAAAAGAACTAATTGAAAAGGGAAGGGCATCTGAATTGGATATTCATTGCCTAGTACTAAAGCATAATCCACAAAAATTTGATAAGTATGAGGATGAAATTCAATTTCTTATTACGAATGAGAAGAGAAACAATTTCATCAAAAATCTTGCTCTTGATATCAAAGGAAATACTCTAATTTTATTTTCAAGAGTAGAAACTCATGGACTACCTTTATACGAACTCATAAATAATGGTAGTGATAATAATCGTAAAATATTTTTTGTTCACGGTGGAGTTGATGTTAAAGAACGAGAGCAAGTAAGGGAGATTACTGAAAGAGAAAACAACGCAATAATCGTTGCTTCTTATGGTGTGTTTAGTACAGGTATTTCAATCAAAAATTTACATAATGTAATTTTTGCTTCTCCAAGTAAGTCAAGAATTCGTAATTTACAGTCAATCGGTAGAGTTTTAAGAAAAGGAAGTAATAAAGATAAAGCAACTCTTTATGATATTTCTGACGATTGTACTTATAATTCAAGAAAAAACTATACATTAAATCACTTTATAGAAAGGATTAAGATTTATACTGAAGAAGATTTTAATTACGAAATAATAACAATCAATCTAAAAGAATAATATGGAAGATGACTTTTATGCTTCAATTAAGTTAAAGACTGGAGAAGAGATATTTGCTCGTGTTCTCCCGTGTGATGAAGAAAATAAAATAACATTAATTGTTACAAATCCAATTATAATTACAAGTGTCAAAGGTCGTGGAGATTCCTCTGGTTACAAAATAGAACCATGGATGAAAACAACAACTGAAGATATGTTTATAATTCATATGAATAATGTAATAACTATGACTGAAACAAACGATTTAGAGATAATTATGATACATCAATCATTTGTAAGAAGAATTGAGGATATGAAAAATAACAGACATAGTGTATCACGTAAAATGGGATACATTGCAAATGTAAATGATGCTAAAGAACTATTAGAAAAGATTTATAACAACTCATAGATATCACTTCGTGATAGTTTCCTTCGGAAACTAATCTTGTTATATAATTATTCTAGTAATATAGAAGCTTTAACTCACTCTCAAAACCCACAAGCCTATTATACATACATTCGTATAGGTCTGTCAAGTGGTTGTTATTTCAGCAATTACGTGTTATAATATCTACATAATAAATTAGAAATACTTATGATTTCAACTGAAGTAATGGCAAAGAGAAAAAGGTCTGTTCATTATGTGAACAATAAAGAATTTTTAGAAGCACTCATTGTTTATAAAAAGAAATTAAGGGACGCAGCAGAAAAAGAAATACCCAATATTACTGATGATGAATTAAAAAAATGGGTTAGTCCAAATAGACCTCCAATTCCAAATTATATTGGTGAATGTATTCTTAAAATTGCTACGCACCTATCCTTTAAACCTAATTTTGTAAATTATATGTTTAAAGATGACATGATTTCCGATGGCATCGAAAATTGCATTCAATATCTTCATAACTTTAATCCAGAGAAATCTCAAAATCCTTTTGCATACTTTACTCAAATTATTCACTTTGCATTTCTTCGTCGTATTCAAAAAGAAAAACGTCAATTAGAAATCAAAAATAAAATTTTAGAAAGAACTGGGTTTGATGAAGTCTTTACAGATGATAATCATATTGACGGTACAAACTATTCGGATTATAATTCTATTAAAGATAATGTACATATCCGAATGAATTCTTGAATATGCGCGTAGCAATTTTAACAGACACCCACTGGTCTGCCAGAAAGTCTTCCAGATTATTTCAAGATTATTTTGAGCAATTCTATAAAAATGTGTTTTTCCCGACGCTGGAACAGTACGGGATTGATACAGTTATTCATATGGGTGATGCTTTTGATAGTCGTAAATCAATTGATTTTGCTGGACTTGATTGGACTCGTAAAGTTGTACTTGAACCACTTTCAAAATATAAGGTTCATCTAATTACTGGAAATCACGATGTTTATTTTAAGAATTCTAATAAAGTAAATTCTCCTGAACTTTTACTTAAAGATTATGGGAATATAACAACTTACTCTGAACCAACTGAGGTTAATATTGGGGGTTTAAATATTCTTCTTCTTCCCTGGATTAATTCTGAAAATCAAGATAAATCATTTAAATTGATTAAGAATACTAAAGCAAAGGTTGTAATGGGGCACCTTGAACTTCAAGGATTTAGAGTAAATAAAAACTTAGTAATGAATGAACATGGATTGGAAGCAAATATTTTTTCAAACTTCGCAAAGGTATTTTCTGGTCATTACCACACTCGTTCTGATAATGGAACTGTCTTCTATCTGGGTAATCCTTACGAGATATACTGGAATGATGTAAATGATCCTCGTGGATTTACTATTTTTGATACTGAAACATTAGAACATTTTCATATAGATAACCCCTATCGTATGTTCTATAACATATATTATGAGGACACTCCATATCAGACATTTGATGTGAGGGAGTATGAGAATAAAATTGTTCGGGTAATTGTTCGTAAAAAAACAGATATTAAGCAATTTGAAAGATTTGTTGATAAACTTTATACTGCGAATATTAGTGAAATTAAAATTGTTGAAAATTTTCAAATTATAAACTTGGAAGAGTTTGAGGCATTTGAATCTGAAGATACTTTTTCTATTCTCCAAAGATATGTGACTGAAAGTGAATGTGAACTGGATAAAACTACTATAATTAATATACTGGAAGAAGTATACAAAGAAGCATTAGAGATGGTATAATGTATCTCATAACACTTGAAGGGAACGAAGACGAAGGTGTCTATGCTGCCGTGGATGAGTTAGGTAATAATATTGTTTATATCTTTGAAGAAAGAGATGATGCTGTTAGATTTGCAATGTTATTAGAAGAAGATGATTATCCTAAAATGAGTGTAGTTGAAGTTGAAGAAAAAGTTGTTGTGAAATCATGTGAAATACGTGATTATGAGTATAGAATCTTCACTCCAAACGATATTGTAATTCCACCTCAACCAGAAAATACTGATTTTATTTAAAAATGATTGATTTTGAAAAAATAAAGTTCAAAAACTTTTTAGGTGTTGGAAATCAATTTACTGAAATTGATTTTAAGAAATCTGCAACTACATTGATTATTGGTTCAAATGGTGCTGGAAAAACTACACTTTTGGATGCTCTTACTTTTGTTCTTTTTGGTAAGTCATTTCGTGGCATTAATAAACCACAATTAATTAATGCCACCAACGAACGTGATTGTGTCGTAGAAGTTGAATTTAAAATTGCAACAACTGCATATAAAGTTCGCAGAGGAATTAAACCAAATATTTTTGAGATATATCGTAATGGATCCTTATTAGACCAAAGTTCTTCTGCGGTAGACCAACAAAAATGGTTTGAGCAATCAGTTCTTAAAATGAACTATAAGTCATTTACTCAAATTGTAATTATTGGTAGTAGTAACTTCGTTCCTTTTATGCAACTTTCCTCTACTCATCGTAGAGAAGTAATTGAAGATTTGCTTGATATTAAAATCTTCTCGTCTATGAATACCATTATTAAGGATAAAATTCGTCAAATTAAAGATGAGATCCGAACTCTAGATTTGAAGAAACAAACCCTCAAAGATAAAGTTGAAATGCAAAAAAACTTTATTGATGAACTTGAAAATCGTGGAAAAGAGAATATCAAGCAGAGAAAAAGTAAAATCAATATTTTAATTGATGAAGTTGAAGTTTATATAAATGAAAACTCATTGCTTGATCAGAATATTTTTTCTCTGAATAAAAACCTCGAGGAAGTAAATGATGCTTCTATTAAATTAAAAAAACTCGGTAATCTTAAAGGTAAAATTTCACAAAAAGTATCAACTATTACTACTGAGTATAAATTTTTCAAAGAGAATACGGTATGCCCTACTTGCACTCAAGAAATTGGGGAAAAATTTAGGTTAAATAAGATTAGTGATGCTGAAAAAAAAGCAAAAGAACTTCGTGATGGATATAGTGAACTTGAACAAGTAATTCAAGATGAGGAAGAACGAGAAAGACAATTTCTTATGCTTTCAAAAGAATTATCAAAACTATCAAATGAAATTTCCCAGAATAACACTCGCATCTCTAGTCATCAAAGACAAATTCGGGATTTTGAATCAGAAGTTCAAACAATTGCCGAACAACTTGAAAATAGAAATACTGAACATGAAAAACTAAAAGTATATATTGAAACTCTTAAAAATATTTTTGATGAACTATCTTCCAAAAAAGAGTTAGTTACTTATCACGATTTTACATATTCTCTTCTCAAAGATAGTGGAGTTAAGTCAAAGATTATTACAAAATATCTTCCATTAATTAATCAACAAATTAATCGTTATCTTCAGATGATGGATTTTTATATTAATTTTACTCTGGATGAAGAGTTTAATGAGAAGGTACAATCACCAATTTATGAAGACTTTTCTTATAATTCATTTAGTGAGGGTGAAAAGTCTAGGATAAATCTTGCGTTATTGTTTGCCTGGAGAGAAGTAGCAAAGTTAAAAAATTCCGTTTCTTGCAATCTTATTATTTTTGATGAAGTATTTGATAGTTCATTAGATAGTTCGGGAACTGATGAATTTTTGAAAATTATTCGTTATGTGATTAGTGATGCTAATATATTTGTAATTTCTCATAAGAGTGGCTTGGAGGACAAATTTGAAAGTGTCATAAGAGTTGAGAAGAGAAAGAATTTTTCACATATACTCTAAATACTTCAAACCAGTAAGACCGATGCAAGTTCCAAACCGATTTCATCATTCCAAAAAGGATCAGAAGCGAAAACTGAAACCTCAAGCACTCCGACAAGCGAGAGAACGACTCGCCCAGTTCAAAAAGCGTCACAGTACCTCCCCCAAAAAGGGAGGTTCTTTTGTATGATGAATTCAATTCAACAAAATTCAAATGTCAGTCAATTTTGAAATTAAAGGAATGCTCGCTCGTCTTCTTGCAACAGAAGATCTGATTGTTGAACATAAGAAAGTTGATACCGCATGTTTTAATGTTCACACTCGGGTTCTTACTCTTCCTATGTGGGAGAAGGCAAGTAATGTAGTTTACGATATGCTTGTTGCTCATGAAGTATCACACGCACTTTATACTCCTGATGAGGATATGTCCCCTATGGGAGTACCTCACCAGTTCGTAAATATCGTTGAGGATGCCCGTGTAGAGAAACTTGTTAAACGCCGCTATATGGGTCTCTCAAAGACCTTCTACGGTGCATATAAGGAGCTCCAAGAACAAGATTTCTTTTCTCTTGATGATGAAGATGTTCCTACAATGAATCTTGCTGACCGCGTAAATTTATATTTTAAGGTTGGAAATTTTATTGACCTTGAGTTTAATGAACCCGAACAAGAAATTGTAAATGAAATTGCAAATATCGAAACTTTTGATGATACAATCGTCGCTGCTAAAAAACTATACGAATATTGTAAGCAAGAGCAAGAAAATATAGAGTCAAAACTTCCTGAAATTAACGCTCACGAACAAAGCAATTCTGATGAAGGTACAGAACCCGATCAACAAACTGAAATGCTTAATGATGGAGATCAGGAAGATGGCGCTGGTGAAAGTCAACCTCAAGAATCTCCTCTGCGAGAAGATTTGACTAATCCATCTTCACAAACAGGTGGAACTGCATCCTCTATTGGACAAGAGAAAGAAGATCCTACAGTGAAAACAATGGATTCTCTTCAAAAATCTATTGAGAGTCTTGTAAATCAAAGTGGTTATGAAAATAATTATGTTGAGATTCCTTTACTAAATCTGGAAACAGTGATTGTAAGTAACAAAGAGATTCATTCTTATATTGAGGAGTTTTACCATGAAGAACAAAGATTTCAAGACGAAAAATTGGCAAAATATTCCCACATTACTCATCCTAATATTTTTGAAGAATGTGACTCTAGTTATCAAAAGTTCAAAAAGTCTGCTCAAAAAGAAGTCAATTATTTAGTGAAAGAGTTTGAGTGCAAAAAGGCAGCAGATTCTTATGCTAGAGCAACAACATCTCGCACCGGAGTATTGGATTGCTCTAAACTCCATACCTATAAATTTAATGATGACATTTTTCGTAAGGTAACAACTCTGTCTGATGGAAAAAATCACGGATTGATTTTTATTCTTGACTGGAGTGGATCAATGTCGTCGGTAATGTTGGACACTATCAAACAACTGTATAATTTGATTTGGTTTTGTAAGAAAGTATCAATTCCGTTTGAAGTTTATGCATTCACTGGTGATTGGGCACAGGTTTCTTATGATAAAAATGGTAAACCAAGTTACCCTCAACCACACTACGAAAAAAAATCTGGAATGTTTAATGTAGATGAACGATTTAATCTACTCAACCTTCTGACGAGCAGTGTAAACGGAAAGACTCTGGAAGAGCATATGGTGAACCTGTGGCGGGTTGTTTCATCTCTTAGGGGATATACTGGGTTTTCCAATCCTCCCCGTCTAACGTTCTCTGGGACGCCTCTGAATGAGAGTATGATTTCTCTTCATGCAGTTATTCCTAATTTTCAAAAAAATAATAAAGTTCAAAAAGTTCAGTGTGTAGTTTTGACTGATGGTGAAGCACCAGTTCTTAATTATCACTTAGAAATTAAACGTTATGTTGATTCCGAACCTTATATGGGAACTCGTAGACTCAATCCTTCAACTACTTTCATTCGTGATCGTAAGTTAGGAACAACTTATAAAATTGGCAATGAATCTTACCAGTTTACTGATGCTCTTCTTCAAAATCTCCGTGATTGGTTTTGTGATGTAAACTTTATTAGTATGCGAATTATGAATGGCCGAGATGCCGGAGAGATCATCAAGCGTTATTGTGGTTATCGTGGTAATGAACACGATAAGGTAATGTCTGATTGGAAAAAAAATAAGAGTTTTACTATTACCAATAGTGCATATAATGGGTACTTTGGTATGTCTTCTAATTCTCTGTCTCAAAATAGTGAGTTTGAAGTTTTGGATGACGCAACTAAAACTCAAATCAAATCTGCTTTTGTAAAATCCTTGAAAACAAAGAAACTGAACAAGAAAATTCTTGGAGAATTTGTAGAACTTATTGCTTGATAAATACCTAAAAAGTTTATACAATGAAAACTTTTAAGCAGTTCATTCAAATATCTGATCAAATTGCAGAAAAAATTGATGGTAAATCTGCAAAAGATCCAGGATATTCTCTTAAGGATTGGTTTAAGGGTGGTGGATGGGTTCAGACTGGTGGTAAATACGATGGAAAACCTTGTGCAAAACAACCAGGACAAACTACAAAACCATATTGTAGAGACCCGGATGATCGTGTATCCCTAGATAAAGATGAAAGAGAAAAGAGAGCAAAGAAAAAACGCAGGGAAGATCCAAATCCAAATAGAACAGGATCTGCAAAAATTGTAACTCAAGAGGAAGTAGGTGAAAAAGATAATTGTTATAAAAAAGTAAAATCCCGTTATCGTGTTTGGCCTTCGGCCTATGCTTCAGGGGCTCTTGTAAAATGTCGTAAAGTTGGTGCCGATAATTGGGGCAATAAATGAAAGACCAGTTGGTAAACTGACCACTGAGTGCGTAGTGAGCAGCATTTTTCTTATATAATAACTTCAGTTGAAACAAAACATTCATCATGTCTCGCACCAAAATGACTGACGATCAAATTGTCAATGCACTCAAAGAAACTTTTGGTTTAGAACTAACCTCTGCTGATATTAAAGGTTTTTGTGCTTCTAAAAATCTATCTTATCCCACAGTTACTCGCCGCCTAGAGCAATTTAAAACCAATCGTGGACGTTGGAACCTAGAAGTGACTCAACAAAAAGTTGAACAAATTGAGCGTTCTTACGCTAATATTACAGTTCTACCTGAGGTTCATCAAAACCTTATTCCAGATAAAGATGATACATTTGTCAAGTTTGGCAATTTTAGCGATATTAAACGTATTATTCAATCCCGTATTTTTTATCCTACGTTCATTACGGGTCTTTCCGGTAATGGTAAAACGCTTAGTGTTGAACAAGCGTGTTCTCAACTCAACCGTGAATTGATTCGTGTAAATGTTACAGTAGAAACTGATGAAGATGATCTTATTGGGGGTTTTCGCCTTGTTAATGGCGAAACAGTGTGGCACAATGGACCCGTCATTGAAGCACTTGAACGTGGCGCAATCCTACTTCTCGATGAGATTGATCTTGCATCTAATAAAATCCTCTGTCTTCAGTCAGTTCTAGAAGGTAAAGGTGTCTTCCTGAAAAAGATTGGTCGTTTTGCGAAACCTGCCGTTGGGTTTAATGTGATTGCAACTGCTAACACTAAGGGTAAGGGTAGTGAGGATGGTAGATTCATCGGTACTAATATTTTGAATGAGGCTTTTCTAGAACGTTTCCCAGTGACTTTTGAGCAACAGTATCCTTCCACTTCTATTGAAGTTAAGATCCTTGAAGGTGTTGCATCTCAACTGAATGTGAAAGATTCTGATTTCTGTAAGAGGCTTGCTGATTGGGGTGATATTATTCGTAAGACATTCTACGATGGTGGAATTGATGAAATCATCAGCACTCGTCGTCTAGTTCATATCATTCGTGCTTACAGTATCTTTGGTGATAAAGCAAAAGCGATTCAAGTATGTGTAAACCGATTTGATGATGAGACCAAGACTGCCTTCTTGGAACTGTATGATAAGATTGATGCCGACTTTGTAATGCCTATTGAAGTTCATTGGACTGATGATCTTGACAACATCCCGCAATTCTGATATAATGAGGGGTAGGTAAAACTATGACCTTCCCCTCATTATGGATGATCAAATTAAAATAGACAACGACTGGAGACCAATGCCAAATATAGTTGAATCCGCTATGTCTATTAACGAACATAGTGGGTACTTTGACCTTACAAAAACTTCTTTTACTATGACTGATAAAACAAATCATCTTTGGAAATATAACGAAGATAAAATTTTGAAAGAAATTCAGGATTATGTGACCAGCACCTATCACGGACATTATTGTGGCGATAGTGATGGTTATGCTGATATTCAGACTATTGATCTGATGGCAGCAAAGAAACTGGCAGCAGGTTTCTGTCAGGCAAACATCCTCAAATATGGTTCTCGTTATGGAGACAAGGATGGACGCAATAAGCGTGACTTGATGAAGGTCATTCACTATGCTATGCTACTTCTCCACTTTGACGGGCATTATACTCGTAAAGATAATGGACTTACTGAATTCACACGCTGATTAATTATTATGAAACTATCTGACAATACTATTTCTATTCTCAAAAACTTTTCTGGAATCAACCAGTCACTTCTGTTCAAGCAAGGCAATACACTAAAAACAATTAGTGTGATGAAAAATATTCTTGCAGAAGCAACTATTGAGGAGGATTTTCCTAAAGATTTCGGTATCTATGATCTCAATCAATTTCTAAATGGTCTTTCTATTCATAAGAATGCTGAACTTGACTTTGGGAACGATAACTATATTGTGATTCGTGAGGGTAAATCACGATCCAAGTATTTTTTTGCTGACCCTAGCGTGATTATTACTCCTCCTGATAAGTCAATTAATCTTCCTAGTCAAGATGTCTGCTTTCTTCTAGATACCAAAGAACTAGATCGCCTACTCAAAGCGGCTGCAGTGTATCAACTTCCAGATTTTTCCGTAGTAGGAGAAGCGGGTGTTGTGAAACTAGTTGTTCGTGATAAGAAGAATGACACTTCAAATGATTTTTCTGTAGTTGTAGGAGAGACTGATGATGTATTCACCTTCAACTTTAAAGTAGAAAATCTTAGAATTCTACCAGGGAATTATGATGTGGTGATCTCTCAAAAACTTCTCGCACAGTTTAAAAATACAAATATTGATGTATCTTATTGGGTTGCTCTAGAACCTGATAGTACTTTTGGTTGATAACATTATTACTTTATTATGAATATTTTTGCAGTGGATTCACATCCACAACTAGCTGCACAACAACTTCCAGACCGCCACATTTGCAAGATGAGTCTTGAAATGTGTCAAATGGTTTCTATTATTTACTCTAATTGGTATCATAATTGGGGGGAAGTCTATAAAGCAGATGGAACTCCTTATAAAACTGAAAAAGGTGCCTTTAGGAACCATCCTTGTACTATTTGGTTGAGTGAATCCTATGAAAACCTTGCCTGGGGAATCTCCCACGGACTTGCTCTTACTGCAGAATATAATTTTCGCTACGGAAAAATACATTCTTGCGCCAAAACTTTGTTTGAAGCAAAAAAACTCTTTCACAAAAAAGTTGGAAAATCAATTGTAATGCATCGTATGGTCAGTGACTTTGCTCGTGCAATGCCAGATGATTTGAAGTATAATAATACTATTGATACGATTACCGCATATCAAAGGTATGTTGCAACCAAACCTTGGGTGAAAGACAACTACCTTCGTACTCCTGAAAGAAAACCTAATTGGGTAAATTAAATTATGACAAGTGAATTCCTTTTTGTGGAAAAGTACAGGCCTCAAGTAATTGATGACTGCATTCTTCCTGATGATACTAAAAAAACATTTAAAGAGTTTGTGGCAAAGGGTGAAATCCCAAATCTACTCCTGTCTGGACCTCCTGGTATTGGTAAAACTACAATTGCAAAAGCACTCTGTAATGAACTTGGAGCAGATTTTTATATAATCAATGGATCTGATGAAGGTCGGTTCTTAGATACTGTGAGAAATCAAGCAAAGAACTTTGCATCTACAATGTCCCTGACTGGTTCTTCTAAACACAAAGTCATTATTATTGACGAAGCAGATAATACGGGCAATGATGTTCAAATGCTTCTACGTGCAAATATTGAGGCATTTTATAACAACTGCCGATTTATCTTCACCTGCAACTACAAGAACAAAATCATTGAACCATTGCATTCACGTTGTGCTTGTATTGATTTTACTATTAGGGGAAAGCAAAAAGCACAACTCGCGGCAAACTTCTTCAATCGCCTTCAAACAATTCTAAATCTAGAAAGAATTGAATATGATCAAAAAGTTCTTGCTGAATTAGTATCAACGTACTTTCCAGATTTTCGTAGAGTTCTTAATGAGTGTCAACGGTATGCGACAAGTGGAAAGATTGATGCTGGGATTTTAGCATCATTTTCTGATATTTCTATAAATGAGTTGATTAAAAACTTGAAAGATAAAAACTTTACTGAAGTTAGGAAATGGGTTGTATCTAATCTAGATAACGACACAACTACAATTCTCCGTAAGATTTATGATTCTCTGTATGATAATCTAGTTCCCGCATCTATTCCAGCGGCAGTTCTTATTATTGCTAAGTATCAGTATCAGGGAAGTTTTGTAGCGGACCAGGAAATCAATCTTCTGGCCGCTCTTACTGAATTAATGTGTGAATGTGAGTTCAAGTGAGTTTAATTCTTTCTGATAAAGACGCAGTTTACGCTGCGAATAAGTTTATAAATTATTATTCCCAATTTAATAGGATTGATGATTATCTTCGTTTTGTAAAAAAGGATAGAATTTCTTCTCGTCCCGGATCATTATTTGGTGCAGAAACAGAAATGTTTGACCAATTTGATATTCATCCAAAAGATATGAGTATTCGTATTCATATTGTAGATACTGATCCAAAACCATCTTCGCGGTTTAATCAATGGTTGTATTCGGAAACACTTAATCTAACTGCATCAAATGCGGTGGAGGAAGCAATTCCAGGAAGAACTCATAAGTGGATTGTGGAAGAAACAAACACTCAAAAGGTTTTGGGAGTAGTTCGTTTTGGTTCTCCAACTATTAATTCAAAACCAAGAAACGATCACTTCAGTAAAGTTCTTCCTCTTGATGTAATTAATGATGAGTTTGTGATGGGATTTAATATAGTTCCTGTGCAACCATTTGGATACAATTATCTGGGAGGTAAACTTCTTGCTCTTCTTGCTTGCTCTAATGAATTAAAGAGACAATTTGATCAAAAGTATGGAACTGATTTAAAATACTTTGAAACAACCTCTTTGTATGGAACTACGAAGGGGATGTCTATGTATGACGGATTAAAACCATATCTTCGCCACATTGGAGATACTGAAAGTAATTTTCTGCCCTTGTTTCACGATGGTGAGTTTCGTGATTTCTTCTGGTGGTTTAATGAAAGGAACGGTGGGGAACGTTTGATTTCTGCTGATAAATCATCCAAAAAACTCAAAATTCAACAAAAGATGATTGCGATTATTCGTAAGTCTCTTAATAGTGAAGAAAAACTTAAGGAGTTTAATGATGTAATTGATAAGGCAAAAACCCTTACAGAAAAGAAAAGGTACTACCTCTCGAAATTTGGTCACGAAGTTGATGATGTGATTGAGTGGTGGAAAAGAAAAGCATCTAACCGATATGAAAAACTAAAGTCTGAAGGAAGATTAAGAACTAAACTTGAGATATGGGAACCTGGTTCTAACTTGGAGATTATACGATGACTTATGAGTTGAAAGATTGGTTGAATTCCATTAATTTTACTAAAGAAAATTTAATGGAAGAAGATAAAACTTCAAAAAAAGATTATGCACCATATATCATTAATAAATGTTTGTCTGCACATATTGAATGCATTCTTTTTGCAAATGAAATGAATATGAATCATTCATTAGACAAAGATATGCAATATTCATTTTATCTAAATACTTTGAGGAAACGGAAGAGATTTTCTCCCTGGATCCGTAAAGATAAAGTTCAAGATTTAGAGTATGTAAAACGTTACTATGGTTATAGTAATGATAAGGCAATTCAAGCTTTAAAAATTCTAAACAAAACTCAATTGAACTTCATAAAACAACGACTTGAAACTGGCGGAATGAAATGACTAACCAAACAATTGAACCACAAGTAAACTGGTCTCCCGATATGATGGTGGAGGTTATTCTTAATGAACCAGATGACTTTTTAAAAGTACGTGAAACTCTAACACGTATTGGAGTTGCATCAAGAAAAGAAAAAAAACTATACCAGAGTGCTCATATTCTCCATAAACAAGGACGATATTATATTGTAAGTTTTAAAGAACTTTTCGCTCTTGATGGCAAACATGCAAATCTTACTGTAAATGATATACAACGTCGTAACAGAATTGTTCATCTTCTCGCTGATTGGGGACTTGTGTCTGTAGTAAATCCAGACAAAATTGCTGATATAGCACCTCTAAATCAAATTAAAGTTCTTCCTTTTAAAGAAAAGGGTGAGTGGGAATTAGAACAAAAATATAATATTGGATCTAAGAAACGATCTCAGGAAGTAGGGGAGTAAACCGAATAAAAATGGTGGGAAATTACATCCCACTTTTTTTATGATCTTGTATAATTAATAATGTCAAATGCTTCGGGTTTGACATTATAAACCTCGCTTTTTAAGGAGAAAACAAATGAATTTACTTGCAAAGTATCAAACTGACAATGTTGAAAAATTTTTAAGAGATGTTGACAGGTATTCAATTGGTATGGACGAATGGTTTCATAGAATGGGAAGCTTGCATCAAACTGAATCAAATTATCCACCGTACAATTTAGTTAAAGAAAATAACATTACTTTTAGATTGGAAGTTGCTCTCGCAGGATTTAAAAAAGAAGAAATTTTTGTAACTACCGAATCAGGTAAACTCTTCGTTGAAGGGCAAACTGAAAAGGAAGATGTTGAATATGTACATCAGGGATTGGCAAAAAGGGCATTCACCCGATCTTGGACTTTATCAGACGATGTAGAAGTCTGTAATGTAGTTTTTGAGGATGGATTATTGACTATTGAGTTGAAACGAATTATTCCGGAACATCAGCAAAAGAAAGTTTGGTTTTAAATAGTATTTAATATCATTATCGCTAGAGGGGTGAACTGGCAAAATTCAGTTGACATCCCTCTTTTTTTATGTTAAAGTGCATACACGTATGAGAGTATTATGACTGTAAAACTTGTAATCTTCAAATCTGGAGAAAATATAATTTCAGATGTTAAAGAAGGTTTTTATGGAGAAAAACTTGCTTGCTATATTCTAGAAAATCCATGCAAAGTGTTTGTCAATGGATCTTATAAAGTAATTGATGATGATCAAGATGCTGGAAATATGGTAAGTATTTCATTGCATCAATGGCCTTCACTGTCTAAAGATACAACAATAGAAATTGTTCCTGAGTGGATTGTTACTCTTGTGGAACCAAATTCTCAACTTAAAGAAATGTATGAAACTCAGGTATTAGAAAATGGAAACGAAATTGATAGTATTACAGAACAACTTGATGTTAGTAACACAGATTGAGGAAGTTGGTGTAGATATTGGTGAACCCGATTGTAAGTTAATTAAACCATTTGTCCTTCATAAAGATGAAACATTGTCTCCTTGGTTAATTGATGTTACTAGTGAAACTACTTTTATGATTAGTTCCGAAAAGATACTAACTCTTACTAATCCAAAACCAACTCTTCTTGAAAAATATCAAAATCTTACTAAATAATGCGCTTTTACACAAACGTACAAATGATCGGGAATAAGTTTCTCGTTCGCGGTTATGATAATGGTGAACACGTTATGTTTAAAGAAGAGTATTCACCTACTCTTTTTGTAAAATCAAAAAATGAATCAAAATACAAAACTCTAGAAGGAGAATATGTAGAACCAATTCAACCTGGTTCAGTGAAAGATTGTCGTGAATTTTATAAAAAGTATGACGGTATAGAAAATTTTAAGATTTATGGAAATGAACGATATGTGTACCAGTACATATCAGACAAATATCCAGAAGATGAAATTAAGTTTGATACTACTAAAATTAAATTGGTGACTCTTGATATTGAAACCACTTCAGAAAATGGATTTCCTGATCCAAAAGAGTGTGTTGAAGAAATACTATTAATTACAATTCAAGATTACACCACTAAGCAGATTATTACTTGGGGAACAAGATCTTTTAATAATACTCAAAAGAATGTAAAGTATATTGAATGTGAATCTGAATATGCTCTTCTTAATTCATTTCTTCATTATTGGGAAAATAATACTCCAGAGGTAGTAACTGGGTGGAACATTGAATTTTTTGATATTCCTTATATTTGCGGAAGATTGAATAGAGTTCTTGGTGATAAGAGAGCAAAATGTTTTTCTCCTTGGGGACTAGTTTCTCAAAATGAAGTGTGGGTAAATAATCGTCAACAGATTTGTTATGATATTAAGGGAATATCTCAACTAGATTATTTAAAACTTTATAAGTGGTCTCCAGCAACTTCTAATCAGGAATCGTATCGTCTAGATCATATTGCAAGCGTAGAACTGGGGCAGAAAAAATTAGATCACTCCGAGTTTGATACTTTCAAGGACTTTTATACCAGGGGGTGGCAAAAGTTTGTAGAATATAATATTGTTGACGTAGAACTTGTTGACCGTTTGGAAGACAAGATGAAACTGATTGAACTTGCTCTTACGATGGCATATGATGGTAAAGTGAACTATGAGGATGTGTTTTCACAGGTTAGAATGTGGGACACTATTATCTACAATTACTTGAAGAAGAGAAATACGGTTATTCCACCAAAAGAAAAAACTGATAAAAATGAGAAGTATGCTGGTGCTTATGTAAAAGAACCTGTTCCGGGTGTTTATGATTGGGTTGTTAATTTCGATTTAAACAGTCTATATCCACATTTAATTATGCAATTCAATCTGAGTCCAGAAACTCTTGTTGATGAAAGGCACCCTACTGTAACTGTAGATAAGATTCTTAATCAAGAACTTACTTTTGAGAAGTATGGTGATTATGCAGTGTGCCCTAATGGTGCTATGTATCGCAAGGATATCCGTGGATTTCTTCCGGAACTAATGGAAAAAATGTACAATGATCGTGTCATTTTTAAGGAAAAAATGATTGATGCAAAAAAACAGTATGAGAAGAAAAAAACAAAAGAATTGGAGAAGGAAATTTCCAGATGCAATAACATTCAAATGGCAAAAAAGATCTCTCTTAACTCTGCTTATGGAGCCATTGGAAATGAATGGTTCAGGTACTTTAAATTAGCAAATGCTGAAGCAATTACTTTGTCTGGACAAGTTGCAATTCGTTGGATTGAGAGTAAAATGAATATATATTTCAATAAACTACTCAAAACTGAGGATGTGGATTATGTTATTGCTTCTGACACTGACTCCATTTATCTTCATATGGGTCCTCTGGTTGAAACTATATACAAAGGACGAGAGAAAACTACTGAAAGCGTTGTTTCGTTCCTTGATAAGATCTGTCAAGTGGAACTTGAAAAGTATATTGAAGGTTGCTACCAAGAACTGGCGGAGTATATGAATGCATATGACCAGAAAATGCAGATGAAGCGGGAGAATATTGCTGACCGTGGAATTTGGACTGCCAAGAAACGCTATATTATGAACGTTTGGGATAGTGAGGGTGTTCGCTATACTGAACCAAAACTTAAAATTATGGGTATTGAAGCAATTAAATCTTCAACTCCAGCACCTTGCCGTCAGATGATTAAAAATGCTTTAAAACTAATGATGAATGGAACCGAAACTGATATTATAAATTTCATTGAAAAATGCAGAGTTGACTTTTACAAATTATCTCCAGAAGAAATTTCATTTCCTCGATCAGTTTCTGATGTAATAAAATATAAATGTTCAAACGGCATTTATGGTAAAGGAACTCCAATTAATGTTCGTGGGGCATTGCTTTTCAATCATCATATTAAAGAAAAAAAATTAACAAACAAATATTCTTTGATACAAAATGGAGAGAAAATTAAATATTGTTACTTAAAAAAACCAAATCCAATCTATGAAAATGTTATATCATTCATTCAAGATTTTCCTAAAGAATTGGGTCTAAATTCTTATATTGATTATGATACTCAATTTGAAAAAGGATTTCTTGAACCACTCAAAGTAATTTTAAATGCTATCGGGTGGGATGATGAGAAAAAAGTTACACTTGATTCTTTCTTCTCTTAGTGATAGAATGAATCTACCTATTTCAGAAAAAGAACTCAAGTATATACTTGAAAGGGTAAAAGAAAATCGAAAACTTTATAATAAATTATGGAGTTTTTGGATTGAATACACACATCAAAATAGCAAATAAATATGGACTTTCTTAAAGATATTGTAAAAGAAATTGGTGGAGAATACACCCAACTTGCTTCGGATATTGATGAAACTGAAACTTATGTGGATACGGGTTCGTACGTTTTTAACGCTCTTGTATCTGGTAGTATATTTGGTGGTGTATCTGGGAATAAGATTACTGCAATCGCTGGAGAAACTTCTACTGGAAAAACTTTCTTCAGTCTTGCCGTCGTTAAAAATTTCCTTGATAATAATCCTACTGGATATTGTCTGTATTTTGATACTGAAGCAGCAGTCACAAAGTCCCTTCTGGAAAGTAGGGGAGTTGACACAAATCGTTTGGTGGTTGTCAATGTAGTTACGGTAGAAGAATTCCGCACAAAAGCACTTAAGGCAGTTGATATTTACCTAAAGAAAAAAGAGGATGAAAGAAATCCTTGTATTTTGGTATTGGACTCTCTGGGAATGCTTTCAACGAATAAAGAGATTAATGATGCCTTGGCTGAGAAAGATACGCGGGATATGACTAAGGCACAACTTATCAAAGGTGCCTTTCGTATGCTGACTCTCAAATTGGGACAGGCAAAGATTCCTATGCTAGTTACAAATCACACATATGATAGTATGAGTCTTTATGGTGGAAAGCAAATGTCGGGTGGTTCTGGACTACAATATGCAGCGTCTACAATCATCTATCTTTCTAAGTCAAAGGAGAAAGATGGAACCGAAGTAATTGGAAACATTATCAAGGCAAAGACTCACAAATCACGTTTAAGTAAGGAAAATCAACAAGTAGAAATTCGTCTATTCTATGATTCACGGGGTCTTGACCGTCACTATGGTCTTCTTGAACTTGGTGAATTGGGTGAACTCTGGAAGAACGTAGCAGGTCGTTATGAGATTGATGGTAAGAAAATCTATGCCAAAGAGATTCTTAAAAGTCCAGAAAAGTATTTTACTGATGAGGTAATGGAAAAACTTGATGTAATTGCTAAAGGCGAATTTAGTTACGGAGCATAAAATTAAATGGAGAAAATTGAGTTTCTAATTTTGAGAAACCTATTATATAATGAAGATTATACTAGGAAAGTATTACCGTTTATTAAAGCAGATTATTTCCAAGATTCTAATCAAAGAATTGTATTTGAAGAAATATACTCCTTTATTTCAGAATATAATAAACTCGCTACCAAAGAAGTTCTCTGTATTGAATTAGAAAAAAGAAATGACTTAAATGAAGAAACCTTTAAAGAAACTCTGAATGTAGTTTTTGCTCTCGAAGATGTTCCTGTTGAGAAGAACTGGGTTGTTGATACTACCGAAAAGTGGTGTCGTGATAGGGCAATCTATCTTGCACTTATGGAATCTATTCATATTGCGGATGGTGGTGATGGTAAGAAAAATCGTGATTCAATTCCATCAATTCTTTCCGATGCTCTTGCAGTAAGTTTTGATAATCACGTTGGACACGATTATCTTCAGGATTATGAAGAACGTTATGAATCTTATAGAAGAAAGGAGGATAAAATTGAATTTGATCTTGAGTATTTTAACAAAATCACCAAAGGCGGTCTCCCCAACAAAACTCTTAATATTTGTTTAGCTGGAACAGGAGCTGGAAAAAGTTTGTTTATGTGTCACGTGGCAGCATCAGTTCTTCTACAAGGTAAAAATGTTCTGTACATTACGCTTGAAATGTCGGAAGAAAAAATTGCTGAAAGAATTGATGCAAATCTCTTAAATGTCAATATTCAAGATATTGCAGAACTTCCTAAAAGTGTATTTGAATCTAAAGTTAATAGTATTGCTAAAAAAACTCAAGGTACTTTGATCATCAAAGAGTATCCTACTGCTTCTGCTCACTCTGGTCATTTTAAGGGATTAATTAATGAACTTGCTCTCAAGAAATCATTTAAACCTGATATTATCTTTATTGATTATTTGAATATTTGCTCCTCGTCTAGATTTAAAGGTGGGAGTAATATAAATTCCTATACACTAGTTAAGTCTATTGCGGAAGAACTTCGTGGTCTTGCTGTGGAATTTAATATTCCTATTGTCAGTGCAACACAGACTACCAGATCCGGTTTTGGATCATCTGATGTTGAACTAACGGATACTTCAGAATCTTTCGGTCTTCCTGCGACTGCTGACCTTATGTTTGCTCTGATTAGTACTGAAGAACTTGAAGAACTTGGGCAAATTATGGTTAAACAACTTAAAAATCGGTATAATGACCCAACACTATATAAAAGATTTGTTGTTGGAATAGATAGGGCAAAAATGAGACTTTATGATGTAGAACAAAGTGCTCAGAAAGATATACTTGACTCTGGTAAAGAAGAAGAGTATAATTACGAAGAAACTAAAAATTCATCACTAAAAGAAAAATTTGGACAATTTAAATACTAATATGACACAAGTAATTGATACAAACAAATATATTGAATTTGTTCGTCAGACTACAAGTCCTGCAAGCAGTGACTTCGCAGCACTTCTTACACGACTAACAGAGCTTGAGGTATCTGCTAACGCTGATGTTCCTCGTCTTATGACTGCTGCTTTTGGTATCAGTGCAGAAGCGGGAGAGTTCACTGAAGTTATTAAAAAAATCTTCTTGCAGGGTAAACCTTATAATGAAAATAATGTCTTTCACCTAAAACGAGAATTGGGTGATATTTGTTGGTACATTGCACAAGCATGTATGGCTCTTGATACTACTTTTGAGGAGGTTCTACAAATGAACTATGAAAAATTGAGTGCTCGTTACCCAGAAGGAACTTTTGATGTATTTCGAAGTGAAAATCGTGTAGAAGGAGATTTGTGAAATAAAATGATCTAAATATAATGCAATAGGATAGTTTTTAAACTGTCCTATTTTTTTATAGCATAAATTTTCAAAAAAATTAGAACAAATAAATATAATTATATCTAACTACATATGAAAAAGTTCTCTCAATTCATTCAAGAAGCAAATAATACCTTGTCTGAGTTTGTTGACAAGAATAAAAATCTTGCTGTCTTTAATGCAAAAAGAGTTCGTCTTCCTAGTGGTGGAAGATTAGTTCCCAATGGTCATGGTGATTATCACGATAGTGTAACTGGCGAATTTATTGCAAAATCAAAAGTTACTTCTGGAGGAACAGTTGCTTTAAAATTTTCCAATCAAAATCAAAGAATTGGAAAAAGAGATCGTGATCAAGATAGATCTAAACTTTCACCACTTGTCCCACCATCACACCAAGTTGCAGAAGAGTTTGAAAAACAATTACGAGATAAGTATGTTCGTGGAGAAATATTCAATGAGGGGGATTGGGTGGAAAATCCCAATACTGGTTTAACTGGAAAGATTATTCGTAGAGGAACAAATTATCTTATCTGTGTTACGGAAGATAATGTGATGTTTAAACCTTGGATTAGAGATGTTGTGGAATGGACGAATAAATCTGGAGTTCCCGCAAATCAAAGAGAAGTTGGAACTGACGCTCTACGCAAATATGTTATGTCAGTTTCCGATACTAAGGCAATTGATAATTTTAGTATTAAAAAATTCATAAATAAGTATAAAGTAAAAAGAACATAAGAAAATGCTATCTCATATCACGACCGATTTACATCAAGTATATCTTGAAGAAGTTTTTACTCCTCAATTAGGGAAACCTGGGGCATCTACTCCAGCAAAATCCAAATCTTCTTCAGATATTGATGGTGACGGAGATGTTGACTCTTTTGAGAAAAAAGTTCGTCAAGTAGTTTATGATGTTCGTCATATAATGAAAGAAAAGAAAGTTCCTGCTGAAAAAGCATTTGAACTGAGAACCTCAAAAACTAACTATGGTGCAGAAGTAATTAATACCGCGAAAGAAAAACTTGGCATTAGAGGTGGATCAGTAACTTCTGTGTCTGAAGAATCTTCTACAAGAATGGTGAAAGTAACTATAAATTATAAAAATGGTACAATTGATAGGAGGAATGTACCTTATGGTGAAATCTCTCAATTAAGAAGTAAACCGACAATTAGTTCTGTTGAAATAAGTTCAAATAAAGTTTCTTATTCCAATTCTAGCAAAGGATTAGATCCAGTAGGTCAAGAAGACTCTGATATTAATAATGATGGTAAGGTAAATAAAACTGATGGATACCTTAAAAAAAGGAGAAGTGCAATTGGAGGCGCTATTGCATCAAGAACTTCTAAAAAGAAATTGAAAACTTATGGTGTAAGTGAAGAATTTTCAAATTGGAGAGAAGATCTTAAGGAAGTAGTTTCTAATGTTTCTGATGAAATTGCTTCAAGAAAGGAAAAGCAAATAAAAGAAAAACCTGTAAATAATTATAAAGATAAAATTGTTGTTATTAATCCAACCTTTAGTGAAAAAAATGACATTCTTGGTGGTACAATATTAGAAGCATTTGAACTTAATGAAGACTATCTTAATGAGGCAGTAGATATTGCTACTGAGTTTTTCTGTAACTGCGGACTAAATGAGAATGGAGTTTATAGTGTTATTGAAGAACTTGGGGAAGAAAAATTCACTGAATTTGTTTTTGATCTTGCTGAAGAATATTTCTTAAGTGAATCTAGAACTTTAATTGGAAAGAAAAAATCTCCTGCAACTGGAAAACAATTAGGAATTTCTAGAAAAGCAGCACCAGGAAAAACAACAAAAGCAGCAGTTGAAAAGGGTGGAACTACTTCTAAAATGCAATCAGCACCTCGCTCCGGAACTATTAAGAAAAAAGATATTGGAAAAGCAATAGATGCAGATAAAGCAAAACAGGCAGTAGATACCGCAAAAAAAACTCAAGCACCTTCATCCGAAAAATCTAGGCCTGCCGGACAAGAAAAAATTCGTCAAACAGCGAAGTCGGCAATTGCAAGAGCAACATCACCCGAAGCAAAAAAAACTGTTGGTAATATCGCAAAAGGTGCTGCCGATACTGTTGCTAGAGTTGGACTTTCTGCTTGGGAAGGTCATAAGAAAGCAATGGAAACTAAAAAGAAAGGTGGATCTGTTGCACAACAACTTGGTTCAGGTGCTGGAAAGGCATTGAAAAGTTTTTTCACAAGGGGAACTAAACAATTTAAAGAATGGGTTGAGTACTTGATTAGTGAAGGATATGATCTTTCTGATTCGACTACTGAAGAACTCTATGAAGAATATGGATACTTATGTGAGAAGGCGGAAAGTGAGCAACAGCAAAAACTTTTTGGACTTGCTCTCTCAGTAAAGCGTGGCGACACACCAAGATCTGAAGCAAGTGCTGAAGTTATTAAAATTGTTGATACTATGAGTGAAAAGAAAATACGTGATTTTGCATCAACTTCTCATAGTGAAGTTCCTAAAAAAAAAGTAACTGAAGCGATTTCTAGAGTAAGACCTGGCCGCCGCACGGATACCGAAAGCCGACAGAGGGAGATTATGAAAATACAAACGGATAATGCAAGAGAAAAAATTGGTGAAGATATAGATTCTTTTGCAACGGCCAATCCAAATATATCTACATTGAATGTGAGAATTGCTAGATTGAAAGCGTTAAATGATCCGAATAAGGAAAAACTACTAAAGACGTTAATTACTCAACAACAAAGACTTGAATTGCAGGCATCGACAAAAAAAACTAAGGTATCCGAACCTCAAACATAAAATGTTTTTTATGAACCAGAAGGCGATGTAATTTGTGAAAAAATAAGATAATAAAAATTTACGAACAAAAACTACCCCCCATCTCCGACAGATCATAGACTAAGATTTGGAAAATTTGATGAATTGTTAAAATAAGTAAAATCTCTAAATATATTAGGATACAAAATCTCAAACAAATTCATTCGGGAGAAAACAATGAAATTCAATGTATTAATTAAACTCGGTGAAAATCTTGTCGAAATGTTCTGGGAGAGTTGCGAAGTTAAAAGATTCGTAGTACGTCTTCTTGAAAAGTATGCAAAAAGTACCGATAATGATATTGATGATGTTGCGGTGAACTTAGTGAAAACAAAACTTCTCAATAACTGCCCAGAGTGATGTTGGAGTGTTTTCTTCTTAACTGGGGAATTGCTCTTATTCTGGCTTTATTATTAGGATTGTCCGAAGCACTAGATGAAATTCCAAGTGTGAAGGCAAATAGTGTTCATAGATTAATTAAAAATATTTTAATATCATTAGTCAAAAAAGATAAAACAAAGGAGAAGTGAGAACTTCTCTTTTTTTATAAATACTCATAGCAAAAAAAATAGTAAAAGGTAAAAAGAATGGCACTCTGGGGAACTGCAGATAGTCTTTATTCGGTAGGAATTGTAACAGTAAACTACTCAACAAAACAAGTTATTGGATCTGGTACATCATTTACTGCTGTTGGAATTTCTACTGGTGATGTAATTACTATTGGAGCAGGTGGAACTTTTGGTTCAGCAGTAATTTCTGGAATTACTTCTGATACACTTATTTCAATTGCTACAACGCAATATTTAAGTGGTGCTGTTATTTCTGGAGTTGCTTATACACTTTCTGAGAGACCAGTATATACTCTTGAAGATTCAAACTACTCTTCAAATGTTGTTGGTCTAACTTCAACGGTTCCAACTCATAACATTTATGGTGTTGACATCTATGAAATGGCATCACTGACACCTGGTAATAGTGGTCTTGCTACACAATACGGTGGATTCCATGCGGGATGGGTTGGTATTCATACTTATATTGATATGCATGGTAATCTAAGAGTTAAATCAGAAACTCTTGTAGCAATGTCAGGAATTACAACTCTAGGGCAAGCGACATTTACTGCTGCTGGAGATGCTCTTGATGATTCTATATTCCCAGATCGTTATATTACTATTACTACTCAACCGGTAAGTTTGGTTGGCGTTGCTACAACTTCTACACAATCATTCTCAGTTGTTGCATCAGCAACACCAGATGCTACTCTTGCTTATCAATGGCAGTATTCATCCAATGCGGGTGTTGCATATACTGCAATTACCAGTCCTCTTAATAATATCGTTTATACTGGAACGACTGGAACTACCTTGGGAATTGGAAGCACAACAGTTGGCGCAAATAGACCAGATGGTTTCTACTACCGTGTTGGAGTATCTACAACTGGCGTAGCAACTGTATTCTCCAATGGTGTAATTCTTGACTATGTTTGATAATATATGATATTCAATGAACTAAATGAAGACAACTTTTTATTATTTGCTATTAAGAATTATGAAAATCCTCAAGCAGTCGCTAAAGAAGATTTTGATAAAGACTTAAATCATTTCAAATATATTAAAAGACTTTTAAAAAGGTATAAAAAAACAGGTGAATTAAAAACTCACCTGTTAATTAATCACTTTATTGTTTTGTATAATATATTTGGTGAGGCAACTACTCCTATGTTATTTTTTAAATTGGAAAGAGAAATGTGGTCTCAAGTAAAAACTTTTATAATGTTTTTAAATCGTTTACCTGAGTTTCCAAAGTCTTATCTTAATGATATTCAAGTAGATTTAAATTGTTTAGAGCAACTTCAAAAAATTTACATTAAAGATGAATAAGATTGATAGGGTTATACAATATTTTAGAAATCTTAAAGAGGAAGCGCCAACAATGTCTTCTGGAAATGGAGGATTTAGTGGATCTTCTTCTTCTCAAGGTCCAACTGCAGGATTTGATCCCGTAATTGGATTTAGAAAAAGAATAGGTGGAAAAATTGATGGCAGATCTGTAGCAAAAAAATATAAAAATTGGATGAAATCTTTGGGATTACTTGAAAGATAAATATAATTAATAGAAGTTTATTCTATGCTAAGGTGAGTTACAGGATACTAAACACTTACCCAAAGCAACGTCATGTCCGAAGAATCCGTAAAGATCGCCGTGTTGGAACAAAAATTGGTAGATCTTAAAGATATAGTATTAAAAATTGATGATGCTATTGAAAAATTAAGTGAAGTAAACATTAACGTAGGAAAAATGCTTGCCGTCCATGAGCAAAAAATTGCAAAACAAGAAACTACGGACGAGATACTATTTGCAAAAATTGACAAACTCCGTGATAAAATGGACGGCGATCATAACAAGGTATTGTCTAGAATACAAGAAATAGAAAAGCGTATTTGGGTTGGCGTAGGAGCAATTGCTACACTCTCATTTTTAATTAATCATTCTTCTCTTGTTGGAAAATTCTTGACTCCAGAACCAGCACCTGTTATAATACAGGAGAATATTAAGAACTAGTTATGAATTTGATTGAGGATAAGTTTATCAATCTTTTATCTCTTCGTTTAGAAAAATTTAAAAAGATTAAACCGGGACTTTATAATTGCCGTTGTCCTATTTGTGGAGACTCCCAAAAAAATAAATCAAAAGCAAGAGGATATTTTTATGATGTAAAAAATAACACTAATTTTAAGTGTCATAATTGTGGTGTAAACATATCTTTTAATAATTTTTTAAAACAAATTGACCCAATTTTATATCGGCAATTTTCTATTGAGAAATTTAAAACTGGAACTACTGGGAAGAATTTTGTAGTTGAAGAACCCAAGTTTCACTTTGAAAAACCGAAGTTTCAAATTAAATTGAATCTTCCGAAAGCAACAGAAAATGAGGAAGCAAAAAAATATTTGGAAAGTAGAAAATTAAATCCTAATAAATTTTATTACAGTGAAAAATTTAAATCCTGGGTCAACTCAATACAACACACATTTTCAGATTTAAAGTATGAAGAACCAAGAATAGTAATCCCACTACTTTATAATAATAAGTTTGTGGGACTTCAAGGAAGATCTTTAAATTTAAAGTCTATTAAATATATTACTATAATGTTTGATGATGACGCACCAAAAATCTATGGTCTCGATGAAGTCCAAAAAAACAAAACTGTCTACATCGTGGAAGGTCCATTTGATTCCACATTCATTCTCAATTCAATTGCTTTATGTGGAGCTGATGGTGATCTTGATAAGTGGAATATTCACAATCGTGTTTGGATATACGATAACGAACCTCGTAATGCCGAGATTCACAAACGAATCGCAAAATGTATTGATAATGAAGAGAGAGTCGTAATTTGGCCCGAAACAATTAAATGTAAGGACATTAACGATATGGTTTTATCTGGACTTAATGTTCAGTCTGTGATAGAATCAAATACTTACTCTGGTTTAGAAGCAAAACTTAAATTCACTACCTGGAAGAAAATATGAGCAATGGAACAAACGTAGTCAAGAGAAATGGTTTAATTGAATCTCTTGACCTAGATAAGATGCACTTGATGGTTGAAGAGGCATGTAAGGGTCTTGCAGGTGTCTCTGCGAGTCAAGTTGAGATGACCTCTGGTATTCAATTCTATAGTGGAATCTCCACTCAAGAAATACAAGAAATTCTTATTCGCAGTGCAAGTGATCTTATTGATTTGGATCATCCAAACTATCAATTTGTTGCCGCCCGACTTCTTTTATTTTCTGTTCGCAAGCAACTTTATGGGAAGATGAAGGAACTTCCTAATCTTGAGCAACACATTTACCAGTGTGTTAATCATGAAGTTTATGATAAGGATATTTTCAACAAATACTCCAAAGAAGAAATTGAACGTGCGGATTCTTATATTGATCACGACCGAGACTACCTGTTCACTTATGCAGGTCTTCGTCAAGTAGTTGATAAGTATTTGGTTCAAGATCGTAGTAGTGGTGGAGTATATGAAACACCACAATTCATGTATATAATGATTGCTCTGACTATCTTTGCAGAGTATCCGAAAGAAACTAGAATGTCTTACGTCAAGAGGTATTATGACGCAATATCCAAACACAAAATCAACATTCCCACACCAATCATGGCGGGTGTTAGAACCCCACTTCGTCAATTTGCATCTTGTGTTTTGGTTGATGTTGATGACACCCTCGATAGCATCTTTAGCAGCGATATGGCTATTGGCAGGTATATCTCACAGAGGGCTGGTATTGGTATCAACGCAGGCCGAATCCGTGGTATCAACTCTAAAATCCGAGGTGGAGAAGTTCAGCACACTGGTGTTGTTCCTTTCCTTAAAAAGTTTGAATCCACTGTACGATGCTGCACCCAAAATGGAATCCGGGGTGGATCTGCTACGGTTCATTTTCCAATCTGGCACCAAGAAATAGGGGATATTCTTGTACTGAAAAATAACAAGGGAACTGAAGATAATCGTGTTCGCAAACTTGATTATTCAATTCAACTTAGTAAAATCTTTTATGAAAGGTTCATTCAAGATGGTGAGATTACTTTGTTCTCTCCGCATGATGTACCTAGACTTTATGATTCTTTTGGTCTTCCTGAGTTTGATTCTCTTTATGTAGAATATGAGAATAATTCATCCATTCCAAAGAAAACTATTCGGGCACAAGACCTCATTCTCAGTCTCCTCAAAGAACGTGCTGAAACTGGTCGTATCTACATTATGAATATTGATCATTGTAATTCACATAGTTCCTATAAGGACCAAATTACAATGAGTAATCTTTGTCAAGAAATTACAGAACCCACAACACCAATCCAACATATTGATGATGATGGACCTCAAGAAATTGCCACTTGTATTCTATCTGCAATAAATGTTGGTAAAGTAAAATCTGATGAGGAACTTGAGGAACTTTGCAATCTCTCTATTCGTTCTTTAGAGGAACTTATTGATTATCAAAACTATCCTGTCAAGGCAGCGGAAAACTTTACCAAGCGCCGTAGATCTCTTGGAATAGGTTATATTGGTCTTGCGCACTACCTTGCTAAACTTGGGTTCAACTACGACTCACAAGAGGCGTGGGATGCCGTTCACGGTCTTTCTGAGTCCTTCCAGTATTACCTTCTTAAAGTATCCAATCAGATTGCTAAAGAGAAGGGTCATTGTGAATATTTTGGTCGTACTAAGTATGCTGATGGCATTCTTCCTATTGATACATATAAAAAAGACGTAGATCAAATTTCATCCACACCACTTCAACATGATTGGGAAAGTCTTAGGGCATCTATCCTGGAACACGGTCTCCGGCACTCAACACTGTCCGCACAGATGCCTTCTGAGAGCAGTTCCGTTGTGTCAAATGCAACAAATGGAATTGAACCACCTCGTGGATACTTGTCCATTAAAAAGTCCAAGAAAGGACCACTTAAGCAAATTGTACCTCAGTATCAATCACTTAAAAATAATTATACGCTTCTTTGGAATATGCCTAGCAATCGGGGTTATATTAATATTGTTGCTGTTATGCAAAAGTTCTTCGATCAAGCAATTTCTGGAAACTGGTCGTATAACCCAGAAAATTATGCCGATAATGAGGTTCCTGTTAGCGTAATGGCACAAGATATGCTCACTTGTTTTAAGTTGGGACATAAAACCGCCTACTATCAAAACACTTATGATATTAAGACTGATGAGGTAGTTGAAGAATCAAAACCAGAACTTCAATCTCTTCTAAATGATATTATAAGTTCTGATGAAGATGCGTGTGAAAGTTGTGCGATCTAAGTTTCATAACAATTAAAAACCTTAAATATGTTAGGGTGAGTTGAGTTCAAATTAATTAAAGAAAAAGTATGCAGTACAATTTTATGGCACCAGAAGAGCAAAACATTAAAGGAATGACGGTTTTTAATACTAAAGAAGTGGATACTAAAAAGCAACCAATGTTTTTTGGTGCTCCTCTAGGAGTTCAAAGATATGACTCATATAAGTATCCAGTTTTTGATAAATTAACCCAACAACAATTAAGTTATTTTTGGAGACCCGAAGAAATCTCACTTCAAAAAGATCGCGGAGATTATCAAACTCTCCGTTCAGAACAGAAGCATATTTTTACTTCTAATTTGAAGTATCAGATTATGCTTGATTCTATTCAAGGTCGTGGTCCCGGTATGGCATTTTTACCATATTGTTCGCTTCCTGAACTAGAGGCATGTATGACTGTGTGGGAATTTATGGAGATGATCCATAGTCGCTCATACACTTATATTATCAAAAATATCTATTCAGATCCTTGCGAAATTTTTGATACAATTATTCATGATGAGCGTATTCTAGAACGCGCCGCAAGTATTACTGAATCTTATGATGAATTTATTCAATCAGCACAAAGTTATGGTACTTCTGAATCTTGGAAGCACAGACTTGAAGGAGTTAATTACGCAAAGGAGAATCTCAACGATGTTAAAAGAAAACTTTACAGAGCAGTCGCAAACGTTAATATTCTTGAAGGTATTCGCTTCTACGTTAGTTTTGCTTGCAGTTTCGCCTTTGGTGAACTCAAACTTATGGAAGGATCTGCGAAAATCATATCACTCATCGCAAGAGATGAATCACAACATTTAGCACTCACACAAAACATTCTAAACAAATGGAAAGAGGGTGATGATCCTGAAATGCAACAGATTGCAAAAGAAGAAGAGGAGTGGGTTTATGCGATGTTTGATCGTGCGGTAAATGAAGAAAAGAAGTGGGCAGACTATCTTTTCAAAGATGGGTCTATGATTGGTCTTAATGATAAACTTCTTCAGAGATATGTTGAATGGATTGCAAATCGCCGTATGAAAGCAATTGGCCTCAAACCAGTTTATGATATTCCTGCGAATAATAACCCACTTCCTTGGACTTCTCACTGGTTGAATTCGAAAGGTCTTCAGGTGGCCCCTCAGGAAGTGGAAGTTGAAGCATATTTGATTGGTGGAATCAAACAGGATGTTAAGACAGATACATTTAGTGGATTTAAACTTTAATGTATTGGGAGTTTCTAACTCCCTTTTTTTATAAATAAATATAAATTGTAAGACTTTAAAATTAAAATGACCTCTTTCAACATTTACGAAGCATACGCTGCTGTTTATAATGAAGACCTTAGAGAAGATATTCTTTCTGTTGATGAAGAATTTGAATTCATTGATGGGTTGAGTGATAATGAACTTGATGAAGTAATGGAAGAAATAATTTCAGAAGGAACCGATATTTCTGAATGTTTTGAAGTATTTGATGAAATTATTTCGGAAGCAAAAGTAACTATTGGTGCTGGTTCAGGTGGAGAAGGAGTTGAACCTAGAACAGTAAAATATGGTTCTGCCAAAGTTACCTCAGGAAGAGGTTCTGTAATGGCAGCAAAAGAAAGGCAATCTGCAAGAAAAGCATCAAGAAGAGCAGAAAGAGTAGAAAGAATCAAATCTTCTGTAAAAAGAGCAGCAGAAAAGGTAAAAACAAAATCTGCTGGTGTAGTATCTGCTGCTGCTGGTGGTGCTGCTGAAGCAGGTAGATCTGCTAAAGGTGCTGCTAGTGCAGCTAAGAAAAAAGTAACTGGAAAACTTGCTGCAGCAAAGGAAAGAATTAAAGGTGCTGTTAAATCTGGTAGAAGTGCCGTTGCTGGTGGTCTTCGCAAAGCAGCATCAAAAATTGAACCAAAAGAAACCGAGAAAAAAGGTAAGGAAATAAAAGATGCTGCTAAAGAAAGAATTTCCACAATTCGCCCAAATCTAGGTGTAGGAAGAAAAGAACGTGTATCTTCCGCTGGAATTAGATCAACTGGTGGACCAATAGGTCGTTCGGGGAGTCAAGGTAGAGCACTTCCTCCTGTAGGAAAAACAAAATCTGGAAAGACTTTAACATCTTCTCAGAGATCTACTCAAACTTCAGCACAGAATAGGAGACTTTCATCAAGACTTGGTGAAAATTTTGATCTTCTTGCTGGAATAATTCTTGAGGATTTAATCAACGAAGGTTATGCAGAAACCTTTGAAGAAGCACTTTATGTTCTTGAATCAATGTCTGATTATGCTGTAGGTGATATTGCAGAATCTTATCTTGCAGAAGAAGTTGAAACTGTTGATCTGTATGATGTAGTTCTAGAGCACCTACTTGATGAAGGTTATGCGGATACTGAAGATGAAGCTTCTGTAATCATGGCAAATATGAGTGAGGAGTGGAGAGATGAAATTCTTGAAACCAAACTTGATCCAAGAGGTCGCCCCGCTTCTGGTCCAATGAATGCATATTCCAAACCAAAATCAAAACCAGACCAAGCACATTTAGATGCTATCAAATCATATGAAGAGAAGCAGAAAAAGAAAACTCCAGAGCAAAAAGCAGCGGAACTAAAGGCTTACAGGGAAAGACAAGAAAATAGATGAGTTAAATATTAAATTATAAGTGAGGGTCTTTATGACCCTCTTTTTTATTCTATTAATAAACTTTTTTCAACAATACTATAAAGGTTTCCAACTTCACTACTAAAAAATTTACCTTCCACATTCGTATTGTAGTAATCTTCTCTTAAGATTACATCTCTTTTAAATTGTTCCATAGTCTCGTAAAAACTCATAGATTTCTTATGAGGGCAAAGATATAATATTTCTCTTAAGAACTTATCTTCTCCTAATACTTTTACATCTGAGATTAATTCATCGCAAGATCCGTAATATGTTTGCCATTCACTTTCTTTGGTTTTTCTTCTTCCTGTTTTACGATCTTTTTGGCGAGTCCAGAAGTGTTTTTTGCCAATATATTTCTTATTGTTCACCAGATTTGTAATTAGATATACAAACCCTTCCATACCTTTAGGAACTTCTACAAAATCTATATTATTGTACTTCCAAGTCATTCTATAAGCATTACTAATAAGACTATGTATGCTATGAGTTTTTGTGGTATGCTGGATATATAGTTTAAAATTCTTATGAAAATTTTTAGAGCACTATCAAAACTCTATAACTACTTGACAAAAGAAAAATCCTCAGTAGACTATGAAGAACCTCAAGTTCACAAAGAACCTGAAACCCAAATTATTGAGGAAGAAGAAATCTTGGAATCAACAATTGAAAACTGTTATGTATCTGATGTGCGCGATTGGGCTATAAAAAAGATTGAACTTCTTCACGAAGCAGATCGTCATAGAAATGCAAAAGCACTTCTTGCTGAGTTTGCCGAATGGATTAATATTCCAGAAGGTACTGAAGAACTGGATTATCTTTGTATAGAAGATAATGAGTGGACTGATGAGAAAGAAGTGGATGTGAGGAAACCGAACCCTTGACAAAACCTAAATAACCTCATATAATGCAAAGGAACCCACTCAAAAAGTGGGTTTTGTCATAATGAGTCTGTGACGTGACACTTAGAGCCGTGGAAGATGCCCTTCGAGAGAGGTGGTATACCCCTCTTCTATACGGATGCCGAATTCTATTAAACTAAATGCAACAATTTTTTACTGTATCCTTTCCCCTTCTGGCGATGGTTACAACCAGCACAGTAACACTGCCCCAAGTGTTTCCTCCTCCCCCCGTGAATGGTCCGCCACCATTCTCTATTATACGAGAGGAACCTACACCAAAGACAGCGACCAGAGAGGTTGCTCCAGTTAAACCAAAAGAAAAAAGACTGATTTGTAAAGGATGCAATACTAATGAAACTAAGACTGTAGAATTTTTACAGGAACGTGGAATTACTGACAAAAACGCCCTAGCTACCATTATGGGTAATATCCGACAAGAGTCTACCTTCACACCTAATGTATGTGAGGGTGGTGCTAGAGTGTCTTATAGTGCTTGTAGGAGTGGTGGTTTTGGAATTATACAATGGACTAATGCTCCAAGGTATAATGGATTAGGAAATCATGCTGCCCGTACTGGTGGTGACCCATCAACTCTTGATACTCAATTGCAATATATGATGTATGAAGGTGATTGGAAGATGATTGAGAACCAAATGAAAACTCCTGGTAAGTCCATTACTGATTATATGAGACTTGCTAGAAAATGGATCCGTTGGGGACATACTGGAGCAAGAGTTGATTATGCTTATAACTATGCAAATAAGTTAGTTCTTACTGAAGTCTAAAAACACATACAATAGAATAAATATTGGGGATTGTTACATTTCCCCTTTTTTTATGTTTAATTTTAATTTTGGAAAGAAGAAACCAAGTATAAAACAATATGCAATTATAGGGATTGTATTATCTTCCACAATTGCAATACTCTCACAGTGCTCTAGCATACCTAGCAATCAACTCTGGGATTTACTGGATGAAATACAGAGAAAATATTTTCCGCAAACTATATTGAATGAGTTTATTATTAAAGATGATAAGAAACTCGAAAGAAGAATTGTTCGGGATGTTGATAGAGCAATTGATGATTATTGGAAACAATCTGAAGAGAAACCCGTAGAAGTTCCTGCTCCAATATTTTCAGAAAAACCTATTGATGAATCCGCGTGTTATACCAAAGAATGTAAGTCACTCGGAGGAGAAATGCGTTTATGTGCCCCCTGGGTTGATGACTGTAAGTAAAAAATGTTATATATAAGCATATCTTATTTTTATGGAGATTATTATGTCACAAACATCACAAGAACTACTTAATGCTATTGAAGAGTGGAAAGTAGAAGACGAAAAGTTTACTGCTGGCAATAATGCCGCTGGTACTCGTGCCCGTAAGGCGCTACAAGAGGTTGGTAAACTGGTTAAGACCCGTAGAGGTGAGATTACCGAGGAGAAGAGCGCTCGTAAGGCGGCAAAGGGGGGTTGACAAACCAAGAGGATCCTGGTATTCTTAGGAAGTGAGAGTGATGCCAAAAGCACGGCACCCCGATAAGGGATACAGTAGAAGAACGCAAAGTCTTCCACTCTCTATGGGTCAATAACTCAGTTGGTAGAGTAGCGGGCTTTTAACCTGTAAGTCGTGAGTTCGAGTCTCACTTGACCCACTTGACAATTGGATCCAGAGATGGTATGATTGTCTTATGGGCACGTAGCATAATGGATAATGCATCATCCTTCTAAGATGTCGATTGCTGGTTCGACCCCAGCCGTGCCTGTTGAAGTAGTCGTTATGCACATAGCATAGAAAGACGCTTCATATATAAAAGGATAGAGGTTAAGTCCCTGTTATATCCTTATGAGATATATCACACCTAATCCATCAAATCAAGAAAGTGCTGGGCAAACTTTGGAGGTTTTCTCCACTACCATTTGTGGGCTTCTGAGAACAGGAGAAATAAGGTTTGGTACTTTCTTCAAAACACTTGACAATCTAAGATTTATGTCTTATGATTGTCTTATTGCGGGTATGGTGTAGTGGCAACACAAGAGTTTTCCAAACTTTTATCCTCGGTTCAAATCCGTGTACCCGCTTGAACCATAAGGTTCCTATTCCACAATAGTTCAGTGGTAGAACTCAAAACTGTTAATTTTGCTGTCCCTGGTTCGAATCCAGGTTGTGGAGTTTATAAATACCCAAAGAAATATGAAAATATTATGGAAAACTTACGAATTAGATGTAAATCTTGTAATAGAGAACTGGAGGGTCACCCATCAAAAACAGTTTCTTGTGGATGTTCTAATATGGCAACTATAGTAAACAATAATAAAATTACTGCACTTAATTTGTCTAATGTGGTGATGTTAAACTCTCCACATACAAAACAAACCAATAATGTCCTTACTAATGATGATATTATGTGGCAGGAAGCTCGAAGACAACGTAAAGTTCGCCGTTTAGACTTTGAGATTCGTTGATGATTTTTATTGGAAAGGTGACCGAGCGGTTTATGGTGTTTGTCTTGAAAACAAAAGATGTGGAAGCATCCGGAGGTTCGAATCCTCTCCTTTCCGTTACATAAGATACTAAAACTCATTTAATATTATAATGTCAACACATAATACTCATAGTTAGTATAATAATTATACTAAATTATTAGTATAAACGCACAAAACTCAATGGACGATCACACTTACCAAAATTGGGTTAAGATCAAAGAAACTTTTGAATCATCCGGTAATACTAATAATATGTTTTACACAAGAGCGTGTGAAATAGTTAAAACTAAAAGAGATCCTATGGATAAATTTTGGAATAAAAATAAACACTTGACAAATTAAAGTTTTACTGCTATTATACATAAAGAAATACGGGCATTAGCGCAGTTTGGTAGCGCGTTCCGTTTGGGGCGGAAAAGTCAGAGGTTCAAATCCTCTATGCCCGATTGCCAGAAATTAAACTGGCACACTCAAATTTAAAACTCTTATAAATTCTATTATAATGTCTACAACAATTGCTCGAGGAATGGAAAGTTTCACCGTAGAAGATTTTCAAAAACACTTTGATGAATTAATGGAACGAGTTGAGAATGGAGAGTCTTTTCTCATTACAAGCGAATATGGAAATGCAGTAATGATACCATATTGTGAATTTGACGAAGGTAGTTCTTTTTGTAATCACGACGATGGTTGCTGATCCTTTTGTGGGAATGTAGCTCAATTGGTTAGAGCACAGACCTTATAAGTCTGAGGTTCTGGGTTCAATCCCCAGCGTTCCTATTGGACACTTTTTTCAGTGTTCTACTTGACTATAAAACAACAATCTAGTATAATTACAGAGTCAACTTAAAAAACAATGTCTCTTACTTTAAAATTCAAAAAAGATCTTCAAACACTTCGTGCTGCAGCAAAGGGTGATTTTTATCTTGATGTAAAGAATCCGAAACTTTACAAAAAAGTCCGTAAGTTCTATCAAAATGAAGGAGTTATTTTTTCTGATGATCCTCTTGACAATTATGATATTCTAATTGATTATCTTGTTCAAGATCTTGAGACCGTTGAAGCATAGTAATTCTAAAGACACGGACGGTCTATAACAGCACTGGTCGGGAGCAACCCCCTTTAGTCACGGAGAGACTCTAAAAGTACTGGTGGATCCAAAATGACCCCTCAATAGGTTTCCAATTTCCTTCAAAAATTGGTGGTGCGGATGGGATCTTACTCCCGCCTGGTTTCCAATTTCCAGTTAAAGAATTGGTGGCGAGCCTGGTAAAAACCTAAAGGAGAGTTGCATAAACTCTCCTTTTTTAGTATAATATATAAGAGGAGATTTAAAGCATTTTATGAGTGAATATACAAAAACAGCACTAGTTCTGGGTGCTGGTGGTTTCATTGGAAGTCACATGGTTAAAAGACTACGATCAGAAGGATATTGGGTTCGTGGAGTGGATCTTAAATACCCAGAGTTCTCTAATCATCAATGCAACGAGTTTATTATTGGAGATCTTAGAGATCCTCTCTTTGTGGAAAGAGTCATTCTGTTCAAAGGAGAATTGGGAAACTTTTATAATCATGTTCCATCTCGTTATCTGCAGGGATTTGATGAAATCTATCAGTTTGCTGCTGATATGGGTGGAGCAGGATTTGTTTTTACTGGAGAGAATGATGCAGATATTATGCATAATTCAGTAACGATTAATCTGAATGTTTTGGAATCAGTTCGTAAGTTTAATGACTTTAAGGATACAAATAGGACTAAAATTTTCTACTCTGGTTCTGCTTGTATGTACCCAGAGTATAACCAATTAGATCCTGATAATCCCGACTGTCGTGAAGAATCCGCATACCCCGCAGCACCAGATTCAGAATATGGATGGGAAAAACTCTTTTCTGAACGATTGTTTTTCGCATATCATCGTAACTACGGGATTGATGTTAGGGTTGCTCGCTATCATAATATCTTTGGACCTGAAGGAACCTGGGAAGGTGGGAGAGAAAAATCCCCCGCAGCAATCTGTAGAAAGGTTGCATACCTCCCAGAAACAGGTGGTGCGATAGAAGTATGGGGTGATGGTCTTCAGACTCGTTCATTCCTTTATATTGATGAGTGTATTGAAGCAACTCGTCGTATGATGGAATCCGAATTTATTGGACCAGTAAATATTGGTTCTGAAGAAATGGTCACCATCAATCAACTTGTGGAGACTGCTGCAAAGGTCTCTGGTAAAGTAGTTCAGAAAGTATATAAATTAGATGCACCTCTTGGTGTTCGTGGTCGCAACTCAAATAATGATCTTATCCGTAAAGAACTTGGATGGGATTATTCACAGACACTTGAAGAAGGTATTCATAAGACTTATGAGTGGATTTTAGATCAAATTTGATACCTCTGCTACTGACAATTTTAATATCAAATTAATTTTTGTAAAAGTAAAATGATTGGATTTAATCACTTAGGTAAGGTAGGACAACTAGGAAACCAGATGTTCCAGTATGCTGCCACCAAATCTATCGCTAGAAAGATTGGAACAGACTTTATGATTCCTGATCATAGAGAAGTTGTTGTTGATGTTCTTGGTAATAAACTTTATGTAGAACTTTTTAAGGTATTTACCTTGGATCCAGTTAATCGAGGATACTTAAATATTAAACAGGAAGATTATCTACACGAATCCACTTTTGAATTTGATGAAAAGTTCTTTGAATTGGATCCTAATAAGGATATCTCTCTATTTGGATACTTTCAAACTGAAAAGTATTTCAAGCATATTGAGAGTGAAATTCGTGAAGACTTTACCTTTCAAGATCAATATGTAAATGAATGTGCCGACATTTTGGATCAGTTTGACACCCCAATTGCTTTACACATTCGTAGAGGAGACTTTCTAATTAATTCATTAAATCATGCTAATCTACCAATTGAATATTATGAGACAGCACTTCAACAGTTTGATCATAATCGTCAAGTTGTAATCTTTTCTGATGACCCATTTTGGTGTAAAAATCAATCACTTTTTACTGATGATAGATTCTTGGTCTCTGACGGGAATAGTTCATATCATGATCTTTACTTGATGTCTAAGTGCTCTGATTTTATTATTTCTAACAGCACTTTTAGTTGGTGGGGATCTTGGTTAGCAAATACTGGAAAGGTTGTTGCTCCATCTCTCTGGTTTGGACCCAATAATTCCAGTAAGAATGTAAAAGATCTTTATTGTGATGGGTGGACAATCCAATGAAAATGTCTATTGCCATTCCTACATATGAATCTAAAAGTAGAGGTGGTGAATTTTTAAATGATTTACTTCGAACAATTGAAATACAGACATTTAAAGATTTTGAAGTAGTTATTTCTGATCATAGTATCAATAATAAATTATTAAAAGTTGTTGATCAATATGTACAAAAATTTAAAATTGTTTATGTTAAGAATGAAGAACTTAGAGGAAATGGTCCTGCAAATACAAATAATTCTATTGAAAATTGTTCAGGTAAAATTATTAAGGTAATGTTTCAGGATGACTTTTTTTATGATGATGAGGCATTAGAAAAGATTTACAATGCCTTTGAATCTGATACAAAGTGGTTGTTATGTGCTTGTAACCACACAAGAAATGATGGTAATTCTTTTTATGGTGACTTGTATCCTGCTTGGAATAATGATATACTTAATGGAGTGAATACAATTAGTTCTCCGTCTGTCTTGGCAACAAGGCGTGAAGTTTTTGAAAAGGTTAAATTTGATCCAAATTTAGTGATGATGATGGATTGCGAATTCTATTATCATGTTAAAGAAATTTATGGAGACCCAGTTTATTATCATGATGTGTTAGTGTCTAATAGAGTTCATAATGATCAAATATCTTCTATGTATTTAAAAGAAGATTATCAAAAAAAATTTAATAGTGAACTTTTATATTGTAAAAAAAAGCATGGAGTTAAGTAAAATGCCTAAAGTTTTGATTGTTGAATTTGGATTTGTTGGATCTGTAAAATAATAAACCATGAAAATTGCTGTTATAACTGCTTCAATAGGAACAAATAAACTATTACCTCAACAAAAGTATGATGGTGTTGATTATCATGCTTTTGTTGATAATAGTGAAAATAATAACGATTGGGTTGAACATCCAGATCTTCAATATTGGAATCAACATTCTGCTATTCAATTTTCTTCAGACCCAGTTTATGCAAATCGAAGAAATGCAAAGATTTATAAGATAATTCCTTTTGCATTTCTTCCAGATTATGATTATTATTTTTGGATTGATTCGACTCATATTTTAGAACAAAATCCAAATAATCTTGTAGAAACTTATCTTAAAGATGCTGACGTTGCAGTTTTTAAACATCAACAACGGGAATGTATTTACAAAGAGGGTGAGTTTATCAAACAAATTAAATTTGATTATTCAAATTTAATTGATGATCAACTTGCTTTTTATAAGAATATGTGCTATCCTGAAGGTAATGGATTGTATGAACTTCCGGTAAGATTTCAACGCAATAATGAATTAACACAAAAAATGGGATTGATGTGGTGGGAGCAAATTTGTATGTTTTCATCTAGAGATCAATTAAGTTTCCCTTTTGTATGCCATCAACTTAATATTAATTTATCAATATTACCTGGTGCTGCTAATACAATCCGAGGTAATTCTATCGCACCTCAAGTAATTATGTCCAATCATAGTAGAATATTCTAATGTGTAGTTTTCTTTTTACTGATAAAGATATAAATGATTTAGATCACGTTAATCATTTTATGAAGTTTCGTGGACCAGATTTGACTAAAACTATTGAGATTAATGAATATACATTTATTCATAATATTTTGTCAATTACCGGAACGTTCTCTGAACAACCTTTTGTGAATCATGATGATCAAATTGTTTGTATTTATAATGGCGAAATCTATAACTATCTAGAATTTGGTGAATACAATTCTGATGGTGAATGTCTCATTCCATTATATAAAAAATATGGGGATAAGTTTGTAAAAGAACTTGATGGTGAGTTTGCTATCGTCCTTGTTGACTTTAAGAATAATAAAATCATTATATCTACTGATGTATTTTCCACAAAACCATTATGGTTTTCGATTGGAGATCAACTTGCTGTAGCAACGTATGAGTCTGCAGTAAAAGCATTAGGATTTAGAAAGGCAACTAAACTTGATGCAAATACCACACAAGTTTTTGATTTGGAAACCAGAAAATTACTTCAAGAATTTTGTGTTTATGAATTTGATTTAATACAACATAAAACCGACTTTTCTGATTGGATTATTTCATTTGAAAATTCTATTCGAAAGCGTACATCCAATCTTAGAGAAAATATCTTTATTGGACTTTCGAGTGGATATGATAGTGGTGGAATTGCTTGTGAATTGAATAAACAAAATGTTCCGTATAAAGCATATACTGTAGTTGGAAGTGAAAATAAGGAAATCTTGGATAAGAGATTTTCTATGTTTAATGAAAATTGTTCTGGGCAATATCTTGAAGATAATCGTTGGCAATATAGAGATTACATTAATCGGAATGTGGAAGAATTTAAATATAGAATTTATTCTTCAAGTAACGACTATAATGAGTTTGATAGGAGACTTCAGGATGATAACGGATCTTGTGGTCTATCTATGATTTGTGATAATGCTAAAAGGGAAGGAAAAAAAGTATATCTTTCTGGATCTGGGTCCGATGAAATTTTTTCTGACTATGGATTTAATGGTGAGAAAAAGTTTCTCCACAGTAATTTTGGTGGATTATTTCCAGAAGATCTAACTACAATCTTTCCATGGGCATCTTTTTATGGAAGTACAATGGTTTCATACTTGGCAAAGGAAGAATATGTTGCTGGATCTTATGGTATAGAAACTAGGTATCCATATCTGGATACATATGTCGTACAAGAATTTTTATGGTTAAATTGCAATCTTAAAAATTTAAAATACAAATCAGTTTTGGATGAATATTTAACTAAATCAAACTATCCATTTGAAAAAAATATTAAAAGAGGATTTTGATAATGGACAATGAATTAAAAAATACATTTACTCAAATATACAAGACTAAAATTTGGGGAGAAGGATCTGGGCAAGGATCAACAGATGAACTTATTGTTAATACTTATATTAATGATATTTCTGCTTTTTTAAAATCTTTTAATAACAAACCAAAAATCATAGATCTTGGATGTGGAGATTTTAATGTTGGATCTAAAATTATTGAATATTCTTCTGAATATATTGCTTGTGATATAGTGGAGTTTATTATAAAAGAAAATAAAAAAAAATATTTTGATGCAAATGTAGAATTTCAAGTATTGGATATATCTAAGGACGATCTTCCCTTAGGTGATATTGCAATTATTCGGCAAGTTCTTCAACATTTATCCAATAGAAAAATAAATAATATACTAAAAAATATATACGATACTTACCAGTACGTTATAATTACGGAGCATATTCCAAAAGATAAATTTATACCCAATATTGATATGTCTTCTGGGAATAAAACTAGAATTGAATTGAATAGTGGGGTTGTTGTAACTGAAAGTCCATTTTCATTAAAAATAAAGGATCAGAAACTTATAAGTTCAATTACACTTGGGGATACGGTATTAAAAACATTAGTGTATCAATTACACTAATGTTGACATTAAATAAATAATGTTTTAAAATAAAATTAAAATTGGAGATTTAAACAAATGGCAACATATGATGGTAATGGAAATATGATTAGTACTTTATCTGTTGAAGTTCTAAAAAAATATCCAAATGAAATATTTGTAGAAACTGGAACTCAAAATGGTCATGGTACTCAAATTGCTCTAGATTGTGGATTTAAAAAAATTCTGACAATCGAAATTGATCATGAACAAATTTTGCGTACTAGTAAAAGGTTTGAAAAAGAAATTGAATTGGGAATTATTGAAATTATTGAGGGCGATACTTTTAAAGTCTTTGAAGATGTTCTGAATAAGGTTGATAAACAAGCTACATTTTGGTTAGATGCCCATTGGGATGGTGGACCTACAAAAGGTGAATATAAATGTCCTCTTCCATTTGAATTAGAATTACTATTGAATCATACAATTAAAACTCATACAATATTAGTTGATGATAAGAGGATTATTGGAAATCCAAATAGTACATGGGGAGATGATCTAGATCTTAATTTAATTATTGAATCGATGATGGACATTAATCCTGATTATAAAATTTCTTTTGAGGATGGATGTATTCCGGATGATATTATTGTTGCCTGCTTGAAATGAGTAAAAATTTAGCAATAACTTGCTTATCAAAGGGATACTCTAACCATGATGAATATGTAGAGATAATTTCTAGAAATAAAAGTATACTTAAATATATTGGAAAAGACTATCCAATTCTTATATTTAACGAAGGAAATATTTCGATAAATCATCAAAATTACATCTCCAGTTTTACTCCGGAGTTAAAATTTGAATTTATAAACATAGAAGAGATCTGGAATTCTCAATATCCATATTCTTCTATGTGTAGATTTTTTTCATATTATATATGGAATTATTGTAAACATTACGATTATGTTATGAGAATTGATACTGATTGTGAGATTATACAAGGCGAGAATGTTCTTTCTAACTTAGAAAATAAAAATGTTTATTATAAAACAGTATCTTGGCCATGGGGAGAAAATCATCCAATGACAAATATCAGTCTCCCTCAATTTATTGAGTCAATAACTAATATTGATAGGAATAATTTTTATCATAAATTTCCATATACGAATGTTTATCTAAGTCAAGTTAATTTTTGGTTGGATAGTGAAGTTAATAGGATTTTAAAAAATATCTGCTTATCAGATTTACAATTGATTAATAGATGGGGAGATCTTCCAATTTTGGGATCATTATTAAATATTTTTGCAAAAGAAAATATTGGAACTTTGCAATTAAAATATAAACATAAATCTCATAATTGCATAGTTGATTGTATTAATCAAAAAGTTATTGATGGTAATAATATTGTTTGGAATTGTTGATATGAAATATAGTATTTTTACAACAGCAAATAAATCTTATTACCCTTTTCTGGATATATTTACAGGTTCTGCTTTAGCAAATTGTAAAAATCTTGATAAAATTTACGTTGCAGATAGTGGACTTGGAAAATACCAAAAAACTATTAAAGATAAAAATAAAGTTAGTATTTTGGATACTGATTGTATTGATGAATATCGCGGTGTTCATTCTGATGGATGGGTAAAAGCAACTCAAATAAAAACCAAATATCTCAATAAGATTTTTCATGTAATTGATTTTGATCATCCAGTCATTATGATTGATAGTGATGTTTGTATTTTACAAGATATAGAACCAATCATTTCACCACACTATGATATTCAAGTTACAACAATGAGTACTGGTGGTCATACAAGAGATGATGGTATTTACATTAGTGAGATTGCAAGTTTTGTTATTTTTAATAATATTCCAAAATGTAAAAGATTTATTCAACGATGGATTAGACAAATGGAAAAATTTTCCGAAAATAAAACTTCTTTTCCACATGAAACTCCGGCATTAAATATTACTCTTAAAAATAATTTTGATAATTTAAATATTGGATATTTGGATGAGATAAAAGTATGTGCGGATTTGGAAATTGTAGATGGCACTTATTCTGTACATTTTAAAAGTAATGGATCTACCAAAGATAATCCAGTAGTTAATTTTGAAAAAAGAATTTTTTCAGTACAAAATAAAACAAATAATGATTTGGAACTTGATGGTTATTTGAATGAGCAAGTTTATGCTGATTGGAGAAATGAACATGAAACTAACTGATAATAGACATTCCCTTTACATTTATTGTGATGGTGGATTTGGAAACCGATTTAATTCTTTAGTTTCCGGTCTTCTTATATCTAAATTTACTAAAATTGATCCCGTTATTGTGTGGCCCATTACAAATTGGTGTAGATCAAAATTTTCAACTTTGTTTGACAATGAATTTGATGTAGTTGAATATAATCTCAATTATTTTGGCATTAATACTCATGAATATGAATTCTTAATGCATGGTAATTTTTTAAATTTTAACACTCAAGTTCATCATCCACAAAATTTTAGATCTATTGATGATATATGTGCATTTTGTCTTGATTCATCAAAGAATAAAATAGTCTACAACAATGATGCAATTCCATATTATATTGGTAAAGATTTAATTGGTATGGTAATAAAAGACTTGATATTTAATAAAAATATAATTAGAGAAGCAAACAATTATATACAGAATAATTTGGGAGAAGAATTTGTTGGAATTCATTTAAGAAATACTGATTTCTTTGATCCCCACAAACCAAATTTCAATCAAATTTATCAATACGTATTAGAGAATAGAAATAAAAAATATTTTGTATGTTCTGATGATAAAGAAATGGAGGACATGTTTAATGAATTAGAAAATGTATTTGTCTATCCAAAAACAAGTTATGTAAAAAAGTTGACTGAAGATGGTGAATGGAGATCTATTATCGTTGATGATACTGGAATTGAATATCCCTTCAATGTAGAAAGGTCAGATGAGAGTGTGCAGCAAGCAATTGTAGACTTGTACATCTTGTCAAAATCTGATATAATGAAAACTTCTGACAGTTCATTTTTACAGACATCCATTTTATTAAAAAACTCATACGAAAATGGACAAAAATAAATCATCATATAAACTCAAAAACTTTGGTCCCATATATTACCTAAATCTGGACGGTCAACCGGAAAGAAAAGAGTATATGGAAGATCAATTTGAATATTGGGAAATTGAAAATTATACACGTATCTCTGCATATGATGGTCGTGAAGATGATCTAAGTGATATTCTTAAAGGTAAGTATCCAGATATGATGTCTTCAGGTGAGATTGGATGCGTAACATCTCATCTTAAGGCAATCAGACACTGGATGGAAACCTCTGATAGTCCATATGCAGTTATTATGGAAGATGATTGTGATATAGGTGTTGCTAAGTACTGGAACTTTACCTGGCAAGATTTTATTGCTCGTGCTCCTTATGCTTGGGATGTAATTCAACTTGCAATTATTTGTACAGGAGATATTGTAGTTCCTGTTCATAATCGGTTTGTGAATGATTTTTCTACTGCGTGTTATGTAATTACTCGTCATCATGCTCAGAAATTAATTAATAATCACATCCGTGCTGATAAGTACAAACTTGATAATGGTGTAAAACCAAGAGCAGTTGCTGATGATTTAATTTATAATTCTGGATGTACTTATGCTACTCCTATGCTCTTATATAAAACAGATCTAGGATCCACTATACATCCAGAGCATGTGGATATTTTTCATAAGAATAGTTATAATGCAATATTAAATTTTTGGGAAACTCAAGGAAGTCAGTTGACATTAGATCAAATTACGAGTTATGACCCTTATCTGGGTAGGATAACCGAACCTTCTCAAAAGTCCGCTTGACAAATTCAAAATTCTGGTCTATCATAAATATGTTCTTAGAATCCCTTGTTGGAATTCTTAACACTTGTCCTTTAGTATAAAAACAAAAAACTTTATGAAAATCGAACAACTGATGCTTGCGCCCGTTGCTCTTGGTATGATTGCTCCCATTGCCGCAAATGCTGCAGAAATGAATCTTGTAGCAGTCAATCAATATGCCACCAGCGATCAGGTTACAAGTGTCACACAGTTCTCTGATGTTCGTCCAAGTGATTGGGCATATCAGGCACTTTCAAATCTTGTAGAACAATACGGTTGCGTTGCTGGTTATCCTAATGGCACCTTTAAAGGTGGTCAGGCAATGACCCGTTATGAGGCAGCAGCACTTCTGAATGCTTGCCTAGATCGTGTTACTGAAGTCACTGACGAACTCAAGAAACTTCTGAATGAATTTCAGGGTGAACTTGCGATTCTTCGTGGTCGTGTAGATGGTCTAGAAGCAAAGGTGGGTGAACTGGAGGCAAATCAATTCTCTACCACCACCAAACTTCGTGGTGATACTCGTTGGGTTCTTGGCGGTATTTCCTACGGTGGAGACAGTAAGGACAACTACAAGAATCTTCGTGAATCTGTATCCTTTAATTATGATGTTCGTCTGAACTTTGATACTTCATTCACTGGTAAGGATCTACTTCGCACTCAACTTCGTGCTGGTAACTTTAGGGATAGTGCCTTTGGTGCCGCTCCTACGCCTCTTACCAAACTAGATGCTGGATTTGAAGAGAACATCGGTAATGCTGATGGTGGTGATGTAGTTGCGATTAATCGTCTCTACTACAAGTTCCCTGTTGGCAAAGAGTTTACTGTTGTTGGTGGTCCAGTAGTTCGTCAGGATGATCTGCTTGCTGTGTGGCCTTCTGTATACACCTCTGATAAGATCCTGAAGGTCTTCCAGTTTGCCGGTGCTCCAGGTGCCTACAATCAGATCCTGGGTGGCGGTGCTGGTGCTTATTGGAAGAGGGGTGGTTGGTCTGTCGGTGCCGCTTATGTTGCCGGTAATGCTGACCAAGGTAATAGTGCAACTGGTGGTATTGCTAACGGGAACTCTGCTGCTTCTAGCACAGTTCAACTTGCATACACTGGAAAGAACTGGAACCTGACTGGTGCTTACAACTACTCCAACTATGGTGTAAGTAATGCTGGTACTTCTTTTGAAACCAGTCTTCTTCCTAATGCAACTACTGGTGGTCAGACTAACTCTGTCTCTCTTGCTGGTTATTGGCAACCCATTAAGTCTGGATGGGCACCTTCTGTTTCCGCTGGTTGGGGTTACAATGCAATCGGTTATAATGAAGGTGATGGTGTAACTTCTCAATCTTGGTACACTGGTCTGGTTTGGAAAGATGTGATTGCAAAGGGTAATGCTCTTGGTGTTGCAGTTGGTCAACCTACCTTTGTTACTAATGTCGATAATGGAAACGCTAATGATGGTCAGTATGCTCTTGAGGCATACTACAAGATGCAGGTAACTGATAATATTTCAGTTACGCCAGCAATTTTCTATCTGTCTGCACCTCGTGGAGAGACTGATAAGAACCTGGATGCATTTGGTGCATTAGTGCAAACAACTTTCCGTTTTTGAGGTTATAAATAAAATCACCTGACTTGTTGGCGCTTTTCAGGTAAAGATTGGGGGGCAGTAATGCCCTCTTTTCTTGTATAAATAGTTTCGCCAACAAGTTAGAGAATAACAATGACTTCACAAAGTCCAAGAATTTACACATATAAAATCACATTTGAAGAAGTTCCTTATTATTACTATGGGGTTCATAAGGAACAAGGATTTGATGAAGAGTATTGGGGAACTCCCGTAACAAACCGCTGGTGTTGGGAATTTTATACTCCAGAGAAACAAATATTGGAACTATTTGAATATAGTGATGAAGGTTGGATAGAAGCGCAAGAAGTTGAAAAAAGAATAATTAAACCAATCCTTAATAATAAATGGTGCCTTAATGAAAATTGTAAAGGGATAATTTCTATAGAAGGATGTAAAAAAGGTGGGAGGATTATGGGAAACTATCTTTATAAAAATGGATTAGGTATTCACGCATTAACAAAAGAACAGCAGATTGAAAATGGAAAGAAGGGAAATAAGGAGGGTAAAAGAAGAAGTGGAAAAAATGCATATCTTATGAAAACTGGAATTCACGCTTTTACTGCCGAAGAAAAAAAAGAACTTGGAAGAAAGAGTGGTCGTATTAATTTTGAGATGGGACTTGGAATTCATTCTTTAACCCCAGAGCAAAGAGTTGAAAATGGAAAAAAGGGTGGAAAAATTGCAGGAAGAATAGTTTCCTCTCAAAGATGGAGATGTTTAGTGACCGGATATATTGCTGCCGCTGGTCCGCTAGCATCTTATCAAAAAGCAAGAGGTATTGATAAGAGTTTAAGAGAAAGATTGTCTTAACCAAATCTTAGTTGACTCCAAACTTTATTTGCGATAGACTGTTTATGAAGTTTATTTTATCTTCAAAATTTTTTATGAAAATTAAAAATCTATTTGCTATTGGTCTAATTGTTGCTACCCCGGTTGCGGCAATTGCGGGGACTACTCTAAACGGTGCGGGAGCCTCCTTTCCATTTTCCATCTACAGTAGATGGTTTAATGATTATGCACGAACTTCTGGGAATAGGGTTAATTATCAGTCCGTTGGTTCTGGTGCTGGTGTTCGTCAATTCATTGCGGGAACTGTTGATTTCGCAGCATCCGACGAACCAATCAAATCCTCCGAAGCCGCCAAAGTAAAGCGTGGAGTTGTTCAAATTCCAATGGTTGGAGGTACGATTGCAATTGCTTACAATAAACCCGGTTGTACTCTTAAACTGACTCAACAACAAACCGTAGATGTATTTCTCAGTAAGATTAATGACTGGAAGCAACTCAAGTGTGCTCCCGGTAAAATCACTACAGTTCATCGTTCTGATGGTTCCGGCACTACATTCGCCTTCACTAACTCCCTAGAAGCATTCTCATCCTCTTGGACCCCAGGTGTAGGCAAGAGTGTTAAATGGCCTGTAGGGGTTGGAGGAAAGGGTAATGAGGGTGTTTCGGGTATCATCAAGAATACTCCTGGTTCTCTTGGTTATGTCTCTTATTCCTTTGTGAAGTCTCAAAATCTTCAAGTAGCGCAACTTCAAAATAAATCTGGAAAGTTTGTTCCTCCAAATGCATCAAGTGGTTCTGCTGCTCTAAATCAAATTAAACTGGATTCAAATCTTGCTGGAGAAAATCCAAACCCATCAGGTGTGAATTCTTATCCAATTTCAACCCTAACTTGGGTTCTTGCTTATAAGAATGGGAATGGTGCAAAGACTGATGAAATTCGTGGAGTTCTGAACTATGCTTTGGGTTCTAAAGCACAAATGATTGCTGATGATTTGGGTTATGTTCCTTTGAGTGGTAGTGTTCTGAATAAGGCACGACTTGCAGTGAATCGTATCAGCAAGTGATCTAAGAACAGTTAGGAAACTGGCACATTACGGTTTCCCAATGCTTGACTTCAAACAAAATTTCATATATAATGACATAGTTCTTTATAAGACTACAATGACCGTTACGACCAATGAGCACGGACAGCAAAACCTGTTCGCAAAGGAACCTGAGATGTATGTGTCTCCAACAGATGCAGAGCGTTATGCACTTGAGACTTATGCTGAAAAAGCAGAAAAAATGAATGGAAAATTTGCTATGTTAGGATTTGTTGCCGCAGTTGTTTCTTATGCACTCACCGGGAATCTCTTCTTTGGTGTAATCTGATGAACGAACTCATTTTTACCGTAACGAGCATTTCTTTTCTTGTGCTTCTGGCACACTCTATCAATCAACTTTCCGACACTTACTAAGGAGAAACAAAAATGAAATTTGGATTTACGCCCGAGGCAGAAATTTTAAATGGCAGACTTGCTATGTTAGGATTTGTAATTGCCGTTGGTACTTATCTCACTACCGGGCAATTGCTTCCCGGAGTATGGTGACTTCTGATATTATCCCAATATTCTGTGGAATATTTGTATCATCAATCGCTCTGACTGTATTGAAATTCTCAAATAAAAAATAACAATATCAATGTACTCCTCCTAAATATTGGGAGGAGTTTTTTTTTATTATATGCCTAGGGGTCAGATCACAAAGGATCATTTTAAGGTTTTGATTCTTGAGCAAAAAAATAAAGTACAACATGAATCTTATAGAGATGAGTATAAGAATTTAGTACATAAACACCTTAATGAACTTATAGATAGATTAGAAGAATTCCGGTATTAAAATGCAAATAGATATACATAACTTTTTTCTGCATTATGACCCAAAGAATCCAAAACACGTTGCAGCAGTAGAGAAACTTGAAAAGGATTTGGAACAAAAGCAACCAGATTTAATTCAAGATAATTCTGGATGGGTAGAAATATTCAGAGAAAAAGCACCAGTTCCTGCACAGACAGGAGTTCTATCAGTTCCATATTACCCACAAACTGATAATTACAGAGATGCTAACCGTACTTGTAACAGTTCTAGTTGTGCTATGTGTCTTGAATATCTTAAACCAGGCACGTTAAAGGGAGTAAAAGGTGACGATGCTTACGTTCAAAAAGTATTCGCAATTGGTGATTCAACAGACCATACAGTTCAAACCAAAGTTCTTGAGAGCTATGGTGTTAAGTCGCAGTTTAGTTACAATCTTTCTTTTGCTGATATTGATAAGAGTTTATCTGCTGGAAAACCTGTTGTTATTGGTATTCTGCACAGGGGGTCTCTTTCTTCACCTACTGGGGGGCACATGATTGTAGTCATCGGCAAGAAAGGTAGTGACTATGTGGTGAATGACCCCTACGGCAGTCTTAACGACGGTTACACGGGCGCGGTGACCAATGGTAAGGGAGCAGTGTATAAAAAATCTGAACTTACTTACAGGTGGTTGGAGAATGGTAAGGATAAAACAGGTTGGGGAAGAATCTTTAAATGACTTTAAAGGCAGGAATAGATTTAATTAAAAAGTTTGAGGGATGTCATCTTAAATCATATCCAGACCCACTATCTGGGGGTCTTCCAATCACTATTGGTTGGGGATCTACTCGTAAGAAAGATGGGTCTTCATTTAAACTTGGTGACACCATTACTCAAAAGGAAGCAGATGAATTGTTGATTGCTCAATGTGAGAATCAGTTCTTACCATCACTTTCTAAAATCCCATATTGGAGAGAAATGAATGACAATCAACGCGGAGCACTTTTATCCTTTGCTTACAATCTCGGTGCTGGCTTTTACGGCGGAAGTGGGTTTAATAGTATCACTCGTAACCTTCGTGAAAAAAATTGGGCAGCAATCCCAAAAACATTAGAGATGTATCGCAATCCTGGCAGCAATGTTGAGGTAGGATTATTGAGACGCAGAAAAGCAGAAGGTAAATTATGGTCAACCTAAGTAAGGTCCCGCAATTCCATCATTCAACATTCTTTCATTGATCGTAACAGGATCTCCAACACAATAAAGAGTTCCCAAAAATCTTCCATACTTATCTTCTTTGGAAGTTTCAATAATCCACTCTCCTTCACGGGAGAGTTCTTTTTTTAGCCATTCTTTTGCTGCCAGACCTTTTACCTTCTCCACTGTATCGGTGGTTCTGGTTTCAGCAGCATCAATACCATTAAGTCTAACTCTATGAGATATTGTAATACCAAAACCTAAATCGATATCAACATCAATAGTATCACCATCAACTATTTTTTTGATGGCCTTGATCTTATAACTATACATTTTTACCTCCTTTTTTCCAAATTCTACGAATTGCTGAACGAACTTCTGGTGCTTGCTGTTTTATTTTGATGTTTCGGTTCTCATTGAAGAAACCATCATTAGTCAGTAATCTAATGAGTATGAGTATCGGAAGAATTATTTTCGTCATTATCCCAGTTAAGAATTTTGTAAATGCACCATAGGGATCCAATCAGTCCAATACCTAATAGTATATTTACACTCCATACTGGGTCAGTCATAATCTTCCTTCTGTTTTATGTATCCATTCCTTCAACTCAGCAACATATTTTCTAAGTTCCTGTGCCTTATTTAGATGCCATTCATCACCACTCTTGAAGTACTCCTGAGTATGATTATCTATTGCCTTCAGAATATTGTGTATGGGAGTATTCCAATGCTCTCTATGGGGAGTATTCCATTCCCGTGGCATTTTTTGGGAAGCAGTTTGAAGTATTTAGATTAGTGAAATCCACAATTGGTCCAGAAAAAAATAAACGACGAGATATTTGAGAAAAGGGGTTGACAGCAGGTTCTGATGGTGCTATGATAAATACATAAGCAAGTCAGGGAATCCTCACATTGCTCCCGTGCTTACCGAGACTTTGCACGATAAATACGTCTCTCATATCTTCTCTAGGGGTGAGAAGAAATACTGATCCTATTCGTCTCCCTACGAATTATTACTTAACCCTTTTTTACAAATGACTGCTACAATTGCTACACGCTCTAATACTAATCTATGGAATGATTTCTGTTCCTGGATTACTTCAACGAATAACAGGTTATATGTTGGGTGGTTCGGAGTCCTTATGATTCCCTGCCTTCTCGCAGCGACTACTTGCTTCATTATTGCTTTTATTGGTGCTCCCCCTGTTGATATTGATGGGATCAGAGAACCAGTTGCTGGGTCTCTTATGTACGGAAACAACATCATCTCTGGTGCCGTTGTTCCTTCTTCTAATGCTATCGGACTTCACTTTTATCCTATCTGGGAAGCAGCAAGTCTTGATGAATGGCTCTATAATGGTGGTCCTTTTCAACTTGTTGTATTTCACTTCCTCATCGGCATTTATGCTTATATGGGTCGTGAATGGGAACTCTCCTATCGTCTAGGAATGCGTCCCTGGATTATGGTTGCTTACAGTGCTCCTGTTGCTGCTGCTACTGCCGTATTCCTAGTCTATCCCTTTGGTCAAGGTTCTTTCTCTGATGCTATGCCTCTTGGAATTTCTGGAACCTTTAATTATATGCTTGTCTTCCAGGCAGAACATAACATCCTTATGCACCCCTTTCACATGTTAGGCGTCGCAGGTGTCTTCGGCGGATCACTTTTTAGCGCCATGCACGGTTCACTGGTGACTTCTTCACTGGTTCGTGAGACTACTGAAACTGAATCCCAAAACTACGGATATAAGTTCGGTCAAGAAGAAGAGACTTACAACATTGTTGCTGCACACGGTTACTTCGGTCGTCTTATTTTCCAATATGCGTCTTTCAATAACTCACGCAGTCTCCACTTCTTTCTGGCTGCCTGGCCAGTAGTTGGTATTTGGTTTACTGCTCTTGGCGTAAGCACAATGGCATTTAATCTGAACGGTTTTAATTTTAACCAGTCCATCGTTGATAGTCAAAACCGAGTAGTTCCTACTTGGGCGGACATTTTAACACGAGCAGGATTGGGTATGGAAGTGATGCACGAAAGGAACGCACATTAGTAAAATAGTGTCCTTACTGAGAAATTGGTAAGTGTAAATCGGATGAATTGCTGGAAACCCTCCAAATATAAGGGCAATCAGCATCCAAGTCTCAGATACATCTGAGAAAGGTTCAACGACTACCTGAGGGATATAGTTCCCTTAATAACAGGCAAGAGCGTCCGACACCTAAGTTCTAATAGAATACGGTGATGATATAGTCTTCTCCATAAGAATGGTAAACTTATGGGTCCAGAGAACTTTCCTTTAGATCTTGCATTTTTAGAATCAACCCCAGTTGCTCTAACGGCACCTACAGTAGGTTGATATAACTTCCAACTAATGGTATAATATTGAGGAACTCTTCGGGGTTCCTTTTTTGTATAAATAACTATAGCACTAACTTTGGATTAGAAGTAATGAAAAATGTATTTTACACTTATGCTTATTTGAGGGAGGATGGAACTCCTTATTATATTGGTAAGGGTAAAGGTAAAAGAGCATATGATAGAAAAAGGCATAGTGCTTATGTCCCATCAAGAAATAGGATTTTAATATTAAAGAAAAATCTTACTGAAGATGAAGCATTTATTCACGAAATTTATATGATTTCAATCTTTGGTAGAAAAGATTTGGAAACTGGTATTCTTTATAATCTAACAGATGGTGGAGATGGACCTTCTGGATATGTTTATACAGAAGAACAAAGGAAAAAAATGGGAGATATGCGTAGAGGAAAGAAGAGACCAAGACAAAGTAAGATTATGAAGGAAAAAAATCATTTACAAATAGTGAATGAAAATAAAATAAACGAATTGAGAAAAAATTGTCCACCAGAAAAAATTGCTGAACTTTATATTGAGGGTAAAACTCTTAGAGAAATAAAATCAATTTTGGGATGTGGGATGGTTTGGATTAGAAAATCATTGGATGAAATGGAAGTTAAAATAAGACATAGAAACGACTATGGAAATCCTATGAACGACAAAGAAGTTAGAGATAAAATTTCTCAAAAAGCAATAGAAAGAGGTGCTTGGTCTGGGGATAAAAATCCAAATTCAGGGGAAGGTATTTGTAGGGATAAAATAATACAAAGAACAAAAGAAGTAAATACTGGAAAACAAAATTGGAAGTATAGGAAACCTAAAAACTAAAATGCTAATAATCCTCACAGTCTTCCAAGTATTCGGATTCTTCCTCTTCATAATGTCTCTGCTCTCTTGACGCCATTCAATAAGACTGCTATAATACGCACAAAGACACAAAACAATTATGACTGAATTCACACAAGAACAAGTAGAAGAATTTAATAAATGCAAAAATGACCCAGTATATTTCATTAACAATTATGTGAAATTTGTAACTATTGATAAGGGACTCACAGACTTCAAACTCTATCCCTATCAAGAAGACCTGATTAATAAGTATCATAACAACCGCTTCAATATATGTAAAAGTTCAAGACAAGTAGGTAAAACTTCAACTGGTCTCTTCTATGTTTTACATCACATAATTTTTAATGATAATGTGACTGATGGGATATTCTCCTTTAATACATTAAATGCTCGTAATAGTTTACAAAGATTAATGACTGCTTATGAAAATCTTCCAGAATGGATGCAACATAAGGTTATCATTAAGAATAAGTCCACATTAGAATTGGAGAATGGTTCTAGAGTTATTGTAGGTAATACAACATATAATAGTTTCAAGGGTCGGATGTTTAATCTTACCTTCCTAGATGAGTTTGCATTTGTTCCAGATAAAGATGCACAGAGCGTAGTAGATATAATGCTCCCTATGTTTACTGCAAATAAATCTAGTAAAGTCGTCATTGCATCTTCATTTAAACCTAAAGATAACTGCTTCAATAAAATCTGGAAAGACTCTGAAGATGGTAAGAATTCTTTTGTAAGAACTACAATCAAATGGTATGAGATTCCAGGGAGGGATGAAGAATGGAAAGAACAGATGATTGCTAATATAGGTATTGATGCCTGGAATCAGGAATTTGAATGTGAGTCTGCAGAGAACCCTTGACGCCATTCAATAAGACGCCTATAATACTCACAAAGTCGCAAAACATTATGAAAGCAACAGAATTTTGCTATTGGTTACAGGGTTATTTTGAACTGGACCAGGCATCCTCAAAACCTGGGAACTCCCTCTCAGACGAGCAAGTAGAGGTCATTCGGAGGCATCTTGCACTAGTCTTTAAGCACGACATTGACCCACAAGCAGGACCATCAAAATATCAGGCAGCGTTGAATGATATTCATGGTGGTAATGGAATGTATAGGTGTTGATAAAAATTAATTATGGATTGGTTAGAACCCCTTAGACAAGATACTGAAAGAATCCGCCAGGAAAACATAAAAATCAGAGAAGAGACTGAAAAACTTAGAGAGAGTAACCGAAAACTTAAAGAATTAAATCAAAACCCAGAAAGACTATCAAAAATCGTTGAAAAGACAACTATGACTGAAAAAACATTTGACCCAAACCCAACAACTGAATGTGTAGCAAAAGAACCTACAGAAAGTCAGATTAGAAAGCGTATGGAATTAACTCAAGAAAGTTATTATACTGCTAGAGAAAATCTCCGAGAAGAAGCATACAAAACAACACATAGCAAACCACCAGGACAATCTTGGGGGGATTACTGGAAAAGTTATTGAAATTAGGAGAAACTAAATGAAAGAAGAACAGAATGAAAAAACACCAGAACAACTTTTTGAAGAAGTTCTAATGGATAGGAATGGACTATCTCTTATGGATTTATTGGTACATCCAGATTTAAAAACCTTTGTTGATAATTTTGAGGATAACAAATGACTTTCTCAAGAGCAATTCTAGGAACCGATAAGACCAAAATGAACTGGTGGCAGTATTGGGTCGGTCACTGTTTTATGACTGGATGGACTTCAATGTATTACAATTTTCATACCTGGATGGATCTTGTATGGTTTGAGGACAATCAAAAGAACTATACACTCCTAAAAGACGATGAACCCTTTGAGCAGTGCTATCTGACTTTCTGGTGTGATTTGAATGATGACGACACTTATCCGCAAGAATTCTTGGAATCTCTAATGGGACTTGTAGATAGAATAAAGCGAGGTGAAGAAGAGATAATTCCAATTGATGAAAATTACTTGGATAATATAAAAAGAGAGTTATATGGCGAATAAATATGCCGTCATTCTTCATAGTCTTGTAGATAATGCAACAGTCTCTATTCAAGTTTTGGTGAATAGTGAAATGACTGCAAGACAACTGAAGACTTATTATCAATCTTTAAGTATTACTATTTCTAATGTGGAGGTGATTTCAGTATGATGGGACCAGAACTCATAAGACCCATAACAATATAAATATATAAGAAATATAATTTTTGATGGAAGAACTTTCAGAATTATTTAAAATAGTTGCAGAAGAAAAGAAAAAGAAAAAACTAGAGATGGAATCTTTAGTTGGTGATTCTTTTGAAAAACTTTTTATTGAGCAACTGAAACCTAAAAAGAAAAAAAATATTCTAAAGAAAATACAAGAACCCCAAATTGTTGAAGTAATAGAAGTAAAAAAAGATACTTTAATAGAAAAATCATTAGGTCTTCTTTCAGAACCCTCGGAAGTTAAACAGCAAACTGATCCCTTAACACCACTAGATCAAAACTTTGCAACACTTGATGATTTACAAAAGCATTATAGCACTTTCCTGTCTCGTATTCAGCAACAACTCTCTACAGTAGGTGGAGGTGGTGAAACTCGTCTTGAGTTCTTGGATGATATTGATAGGAACTCTGCAAAGACTGATAATTACTTTCTCAAATATGATGCAACGCTCAATAAGTGGATAGGAGATCCTGCTGATGGCGTAGGTATTACAAGTATTGTATCCATTGCAGGAGTTACTACATACTATCAAGCAAATGCTGCTGATGATTATATTGGTGTAAGTGCTAATGTTCCTGTGACGATTGTATTACCACAAATACCTTCTTATGGTAAAAAACTGATTGTAAAAGATGAGGGAAATCGAATAAATACATATAATATTACAGTTCAAGCAGGTATTGGTAAGAGTGTCGAGAATGATATTTCAGTCATTATGAGTAGCAATCACCAATCCTTTAGTTTTTTCTATAATGGTTCCAACTGGTATATCGTATAATGTCTTATAATCCTCTTCCACAACCAGCAGATGTAGTAGTTAATACAGGGGTATCTACAAGTCCTGTAAGTTTTTCCAATCCATTTCCAGTATCTCTTGGTTCTTCCAATATTACAATTACTGGTGATGTAAATGTAGGTACAACAGTATCAGTCACAAGTACTCCACAAGACCCAGTTCATACGCACATCACAGAAGTTGGTTCAAGTGGTATTTTAGAGGATGAAAATATTCCTTATCTTCCAGTTGGCATTTCCTCATTACTGAATACTGTATCAATCTCAAATACAAGTTTTTATATTCTAAATCCAGTTACTTCGGTAACCGTAGGAGGAACTGTATCAATTGCTAATACAGTATCAATCTCAAATACAAGTTTTTATATAACCAACCCGGTTACATCAGTAACTGTAGGTGGAACTGTATCAATTGCTAATACAGTATCAATCTCTAACACTTCATTCTACATAACCAATCCAGTCACTACAGTTGCAGTATCAGGTATTGGTTCTACAGTCACAGTTCAGGGAACAGTAGGAATTGGAACAACAGGGCAAGTATCACTCAACCTTAATAGTGCTCCTGTAAGTTCTAGTAATCCCCTACCAGTCACAGGAAATATTGGATTGAGTTCATCTGGAAATATTGTAAGAGTTGGTCTTGGAACCACAACTATTGAATTGGTAGATAACAATAAACCATTTCCAGTTTATCTTGCAAATATAACGGCAACAAGTAAAAGAAGATTGGAAATTTCTACATACGAAACTAATTTCTTTAATACATTCCAATTCAATAAAGAAACTGATGTTTGGGATGAAAGAGTATCTATTGGAGGAAATTCAATTCATATTCCAACATTAAGTGGAATTGGAATGTCTGTAACTTCTTCTGCTGGTTCTGAAGTCATTCGTCAAACCAGAAATGTAATGAAATACATTCCCGGTAGAGATTGTGATTTAGCATTTGCAATTAGATTAACAAATCCTGTTATTGGAGTTCGTAGAAGATTTGGATTATTTGATGAAAATGATGGTATTTACTTTGAGGATGGTGGAGATGGTGATTATTATTGTTGTGTAAGAAATAGTAATGGTGCATCTGCAGGTATTGGGACGACTACACTAACTAGAATTCCTCGTAGTCAATGGAATGGAGACAAATTAGATGGTAATGGCGTAAGTCGAATTACTGCAGATCCTGATGCTCAACAAATAGTTAATTTTCATTATGAATGGTATGGTGCAGGAAGAATTGAATATCAATTTGTTATTGATGGAACAATACACACGATTCATACTATAGATAATGCGAACAAATTAAAAGGTCCTTGGTGTGCAACTCCATTTTTACCAATTAGATGTGAAATTACCAACGTAACTGGTGCTGCAGGAACTCACTATCTTTATCAGGGTTCTAATTCATTAACCACTAATGGACTTCAAACTAAATCAGGAATTGCTGGTAATATTTCATCTCCAATTACAGGTACAGATCTTGGTTCTTCCTATACTTTTACGCCAGTTTTAAGTATTCGTCTTAAGACAATAGCACTTAAAGGTATTGTATTACCTACATTCTTTCAAGTTGCTACTGTTGATAATACTAATTTATTTTACAGATTAATAAGAAATGCCCCACTTACAAATCCAGTTTGGGTAGATAATCCAGATCCCAATGGATTTACCCAATATGATGTTTCGGCTTCGGGAATAGGAACAACTGGTGTAATAATTGATTCTGGATTTTTTATTACTGGTGGTGGTGCAGCAGCAATTGCATTAGACAAAGAAACCATCTATCAAATTGGTAGGAGTGGAATTGGAACTATTAGTGATACATTTACAATTGCTTGCGCGTCTGCAATTTCAAATAAAAATGCAGTTGCTGCTCTTACTTGGATTGAGCAGAGGTGAGTAGGTAATTAAATCCTCGCAGCATTCATAGCATTCGGATTCTTCCTCTTTCTAATGTCTTTGCTATAATATCTTCCTCTGGTCTTTACAAAAACTCACAAGTACCCTATACTGGTAAAAAGATTTCAAAAAAATGAAAAAGTATAATGATGAATATTTTTCAGTGATTGATAAAAGAATTGGAAAAAAAATTGTAGATTGTGGTGAATATTCGGATGCAATGATGATGTTTGACACAGATCCACACAATCGCCAAATTATTAAAAATAAATTTCTGATGGGTCAAGTTGTTGATATTGAGATGCCAAAGGCACTCCCAACCTCAGATATTGTTGTAAATATGGATGGTGGAGTTGGTGGTTCCTGGAAAGTAAACGAATCAACAGGAAATGGACCTAGTGAATCACTACCACAAATCAAACTTCCAGAAGGACAAAAAAAACCAGTAGTAGTATGATGCAAAATATCAATTGGATTAATATTCTATTAGACCTTTATATCATTTATTATGGGTTCAACTATGGGAGAAATAATAAAGATGAATCATAAGACAACGCTATCAGAACAGTTTCACTACATTTATATCACACTCAAAGAAACTCTAAATATTTTTGGTACACATCTTAAGAATGCCACTTTATTCTACTTCAGACGAACTTTTGTACAATCTTGAAGCAACTACAAGTTCCGAAGCAAAAAGAAAATGGAGACAATCAATCAAAGAAAAATGGAATTATGAATGTGCATATTGCGAATCTTATCAGAATTTAACATTAGATCATATTACTCCAAGATCTAAAGGTGGAAGTGACCGAGTTACAAATGTCTTATGTGCTTGCAGAAAATGCAACACTTCCAAAGGTCATCAAGATTGGTATGATTGGTATATGCAACAACCATTCTTTACAACTGAAAAATTATCTGCTATTATAGAATGGCGAAAGCAAACAAATGATAATGAATACTATACGTATCATCCAAGAAAAAATATAATTTAATGGACACATACAGTATTCGCCCACTGCTAGAAACGGCAGTGGGTATTATCATTTCAATTTTAACAATCCTTATACCGCTAGTTGTACTATTATGAGATTCACAGTTTATTCAAAAAACGGTTGCCCCTATTGTTCTAAAATAGAACAGGTACTACGATTAAGCAATCTGGAACATAAGATCTACAAATTAGATGAAGATTTTTTAAGAGATGAATTCTATTCTCAGTTTGGATTAGGAACTACATTTCCTCAAGTAGTTCTTAATGATCAAGAGCATCTCGGGGGATGTACAGATACCGTTAAATATTTGCAGGAAAATAAAGTAATCTAAATGGAAACAACCTTTTACGAAGTTTATTACGATGTAGAAAAGGCAATTGATTATGCATTTAAAGGTCAGTTTGTATTGAAGTTTTATGATTATTTAAAAATTAAAAAAGTTCTCCTACGAGAAGTTGGAGAATTTATTGAAAGTAAAACTGCATCAAATATTAGTGAGGTTGTACTAGATTTAGATACTTATCTTGAAGGTGGTTCTGATAATGAACATAAACAACTTCGGGAAGCATATGGACATCTTTCAAAACCAGAAGCAAGAAAGATAAGAAATTATTTGTATGACATTCTTAATGATGCATGGAAATACAGCAATGACAAAAAACCAGGACGACGAAAGAAACAAACTAAATAACTCTCGGAACCTCCATATTAATCGGGGGTTTGAGTTGATGCTAAGAAACAATAATAGGGGGGAGAAACCATCAGAACCAAACACATTTCAAATTCGTTTTGGTAAGATGATGTCTCTCTTCAAACGAGAGATACATTTTCAATTTGAATTCTTTTTAGATATGAAAAAAAAGTAACTCTCAAGGAGAATACCAATGGAAACAACAGTTATTCTTACATTCACAACTCTTTTTTGTGTAATGTTTTTAATGATTGGACTAATCGGAGGTTGGATAGTTAAACAGTATCAAGTGGAAAGAATTTATGGTATTCGTAACATTCATCCAGAATTCTTTGACAATAACGGAAATATAATTCCTGACGAGGTTGTCGCGGTTAGATTTGAAGAAGGATTCTTTGATGATGATGATGAAGATTGTGATGAAGATTGATAAATAAACAAGATTGTATTATACTAAACTGAATTGTATTAAAAATTATGCCTGTAACAAAAATAAAAACTGAAGCACCAATTGCAAAACTCCAACCAAATGCATTTCAATATGAAATTTTGGAATTGGTGTCAAAACAAAGAAGTGATGTAAAAAAAGTAGAAGTACTTAAAGAATACCGTAATGATGCTCTGATAAGTCTTTTCATTTGGAACTTTGATGATAGTGTAGTTAGTATTTTACCTCCAGGATCAGTTCCTTATGCTGATCCATCTGATCAATCGTCTATAGGGGGAAATCTAACTGAATTGATTGATAGTAAAGCAAAAAACACCAATTTGAAAAATGGTGCATATGCAGGAACTGAAGAGTTGATGAATAAGCAACGCACATCTCTTCGTAATGAGCACACAAATTTTTATATTTTCCTAAAGGGTGGAAGTAGTACTCTTTCTCAAATTCGTAAGGAGACTATTTTTATCAACATGCTTCAAGGACTTCATCCTTTAGAAGCAGAACTAGTTTGTCTAGTAAAAGATAAAAATCTTACAAATAAATATAAAGTAAGTTGGGATAATGTTAAGGGGGCATATCCTGATATTCTTTGGGGAGGTCGTTCGTGAGTAAAACTGTATTAGTAGAGGAAGAAACTATGCAATGGACACCAGAAGAAAAAAAAGAAACTTCTTCTCGTTATGGTTGTGAAATTCTTTTTGAACGTACTACACTTGCTCAGGTAAAAGATCTTTCTTTACCGAATGATGCTTATCTAATTTTGTACCGTGTAAATGCTGAGACTCATGTAGACTTATGTCGTGGAACTGGAGTTAAAATCTTTGATATGTATTATGACAAGTTTGGTCCTGGATCAGTTCAAAAAATTGAATTTGGATATGGAAGAGTTTCTCCTAGAATATGGGGATATAAAGCACCTGAAGGAAAGAAAAAAAAATGACTGCAGGATTTGATAATAAACTAAAAGTAGAAATTAATTCAACTGAAGTTGATAAACTACTAAAGCAATACAAAAAAATTAAAAAATATATGAAATCTTCCTTGTATAAAGTGAAGAAAATTGATGGAACAGAAAAAGTTGTGTCGGAACTTTTAAAAGAATATGAGGATAATCCTCTGAATTAAATAAATGGGTAAGCATTTTTTATTGAATCTATATGGGTGCTCATCAGTTCTGTTGAATGACGAGCGTTTTCTTGTTGATTTACTGGAAAATTCTGCAGTTGCATCTGGAGCAACTATATTAAAAACAGTATCTCATAAGTTTGAACCTCAAGGTGTTACTATTATTTGCTTACTTTCCGAAAGTCATATTAGCATTCATACTTGGCCTGAGGAACATAAGGCATCGGCAGATATTTTTACTTGTGGGATAGTGGATCCAAAGATTGGTTGTGATATAATGATAGCGCAACTCAAACCAATTGAATATAAACTTAATTATATTCAACGATAAAAAAAAGGAGAGGATTGACATTCTCTCTTTTTTTATGTAAACTGATAAGAGACATACTATTGGAATGAATAACGAACGATTAAAACTAATTGTGAGAAATCTGGATCTTTTGATTCAATCTTTAAAAGAGGAACTTGAAGATGTTCCAGAAATTTCTTATGAGACTACATCCTCATATGTTGAGGATGATGTTGATGAATACTATACTGAGGATGACGAAGAAGATGTATGAAGACATTACGCCTTATGAAAGGGCGCTTGCAAGATTTGGTGATAAGTGTGCTCTCATAGCAGGACTTGAACTTGCTAATAAAATTTCTCCAGAAGAAGCATATCAACAAATAAAAGATATGTATAAGGAATTGAAAAAACTTCGCAAAGCAGAAAAGAAAAATTGGGAGACACCAAACTAATGAAACCTATTAAAGCAAAAGATCTACTGGAACTAGATCAAGAAATGAAAGTTGTGATGATTCGTCAGTCACAACTTCCCCAGACTCTTGTTTGGCAAGCAGGTAAGAATGATTATTCTGAAGTACCTATTCATACGGTGATGCCCCCCGTAGAAAAGGAATGTGGTAAATGGGTAATTGAACATCTACTTGCAAATGAAAGAGGTCATTGGGGACCACTAGAACATCCTGCAATTTCTTTTGATTGTGTTGGATTCGTTCATAATGTAATGGTTCAGGCACGAACTCATCGTGTTGGAGTTTCTTTTGATGTTCAATCTCAGCGTTATACTGGTCGTCGTGTACTGAAGGTTGCAAAGGGTGAACTGAAACCACAACAAGTTTTCTATGTGCGCCCAGAAGGTCTCTACCTGGACCGTAAAGGGCATAAGTATGAATGGACGAGGGAAGACTACGAAAGGCAGTTAAAGTTCTGTCTGGCGGCATCTGAGAGGTATGAGGAGGGTTATACTAAGCGTGGTATGGCAGAGGAACATCTTCGGGATTATCTTCCACAGAATATTCGTCAAAACTTCGTTGTTACATTCTCTCTTCGTGCAGTGTTACACTTTCTGGATCTTCGTGCTAAACTTGATGCTCAGGTGGAAATTCAAGCACTTTGCGAAGGTATGATTCCTGCAATTAAAGAATGGGTTCCTGAGATCTTTAGTTATTATGAGGAGAAAAGACTTCATAAGGCACGTTTGAGTCCTTGATCTAAATACTCATACACATTATTAAAACTTATGGCAATTTATCCAATCAAAAGTAAAGAAACTGGTGAGACTAAAGTGATTGAAATGAGTGTTCACGACATCACACAGTGGTATCAAGACAATCCAGAATGGTCCCGCGATTGGAGTCAGGGATGTGCAACTCCAGGAGAAGTTGGTGAGTGGAAAGACAAACTCATTGATAAACATCCCGGATGGAATGAAATTTTGGATAAAGCATCTAAAGCACCTAAATCACTCGTAAAGAAAATCTAAAATGACAAGAAGAAAAAGAACCAATCAAGATACTCAGTCTGTTGGCGGTGTTCCTATGACTACGAAACATATGAAGCGTAGAAAACCATTAAACTCTGATTTACTTTTAGATGTTCAACCTCTAACAGATAATCAAGGAAAACTATTTGAATCCTATGATGAAGGTAAGCACATTGTTGCTTATGGAGCAGCTGGAACTGGTAAAACTTTTATCGTTCTCTACAATGCACTCAAAGATGTTCTTAATGATAGGACACCTTATGATAAAATATACATCATTAGGTCTTTAGTGCAGACTCGCGAAATTGGATTCTTGCCAGGTAATCACGAAGATAAATCAGCACTCTTTGAAATACCATATAAAAATATGGTAAAATATATGTTCCAACTGCCGTCTGAAGATGAGTTTGAGATGCTATACGGCAATCTTAAATCTCAAGGTACTATTTCTTTTTGGTCTTCTTCTTTCTTAAGAGGAACTACTTTTGATAATTGCATTCTTATTGTGGACGAATTCCAAAATATGAATGGACACGAAAATGATTCTATCATCACTCGTGTTGGCGAAAACTGTAAAATTATGTTCTGTGGTGATGCTTCGCAGAGTGATTTAGTGCGACAGAATGAGAGAAATGGAATTCACGATTTTATAAAAATTCTTCAAATTATGCCATCATTTGATTTTATTGAATTTGGTATTGAAGACGTATGCAGAAGTGGATTGGTTAAAGAGTACTTAATTGCAAAACATTCCTTAAATATTACCATATAAAATGTTCACACATATTGATTTGAATCTCCCAAAACTTACGAGGGAGAGTATAGATGGAGTTCGTTATTATAACATTGGTGAAGAAAATAAAAAACTGGTGTCTATTACCTCCGTTATTAGTCATTATAGTAAAGCAAAGTTTGCAAAATGGCGTAAAAGAGTTGGAGAAGAAGAAGCAAATAGAATCACAAAAAGAGCAACCAGTCGTGGTACTGATACTCATACTCTCATTGAGAGTTATTTGCTAAACGAAGAACTCTCAGAGGTTCAACCAATTTCAGAAATGTTATTTAAATTGGCGAAACCAACTCTAAATCGTATAAATAATATTTACTGTCTAGAAAGTTCTTTACACAGTAAAATTTTGGGAGTTGCAGGTTCTGTCGATACTATAGGAGAATTTGATGGTGAACTTGCAGTTATTGATTATAAGACTTCCGCAAAACCAAAGCCCCGTGAATGGTTAGAAGGATATTTTGTTCAAACTATGTTTTATGGAATGGCTTTATATGAGATGACGGATATTCAGATTAAAAAGTTAGTTATTATAATGACCTGTGAGAATGGAGAATGTGTTGTTTACGAAGAAAGAGATTTAGAAAAATATATGAAACTCGTTATTCAGTATATCAAAAAATTTGTAAACGATAAGTTAGAACAAATTGCTTGACATATAAGGACTAAAGGTTTATAATAAACAAAAGTGAATTAAATTATTGTGCCACTTACGCTCGTTCAATTAATGACTTCTGATTACAATAGAGAATTAGAAAAAGTATTAGAAGAAAAGTTTTTCTGTCCCTCAAGATTTGCTCAAGAAGTTGAGAAACTTGTAGTTCAAGAGAGTGTATCTTATATTGATGCAATAATTGCTTTTTGTGAAATCAACAAAATTGATTTAGAATCTGTACCTAAACTTCTTTCAAAACCACTTAAAGAGAAGATTAAGTGCGAAGCAACTGAACTTAATTTTCTTAAGAAAACTTCAAAGGCACGATTAGTATTTTGAAATTGGAACCATTTGAATCATATCAAAAATATCTTGCTCTTAAGAATCATTTCACGAATAAAAAATATAATTACTTCACATATAATGGAAAAGTAAAAGCAAATCTCCAATCTTTCTATAAACGCAAAGATAGATTTTGGTTTGAAAAATTGTCCAGAAATAAAACTGATGAGGAAATATTAAACTTTTTTGTGGCAAATTTTGCTTCTTGTGATGATCCACAATCACTTTGGATTGGTCAAATCATTAAGGAAGGAGAAGATAATTATAAGAACTGGATGCGCAAGACTCAATCACTTTCTTATATTTTTAAAGAAGAAATAAGCATTTTTAATTCAAAAAACTTTGATGAGATGTTTAGTATTCAAGGTAACAAGCATCCTTTAATTATTAAGAATTATCTTCAGAAAAAAATATCATTAGAAACTTTAATTATTTTAAATAATATTCTCGAGTACACAAAAGAGTTTGATAAGAAACTTCAAGACCCTGTTTGGGAATTTGTATCTATGAGAATTGAAAAATATACTCCCTTCATACATATTGATGTAAACAAATTTAAGCAATTATTGAAGGAGTGTGTGTTGTGAGTTTCTTCAATTCCGATATAGTTAGAGCAGAGATGAGTGAAATATCTATTTTACAAGACGATATTTATAGAAATATATTCACTTTTCCCGCAATGAATACTGAGGAAAAAAAGTTTCATATAAGTCTTTTAGAAAAACTTTTAAGTAAGCAAAAAATTCTTTATACTCGTCTGAGTTTATCTGATGATCCAGAGGCAATTGAGATGAAAGAAAAAATTGTTGAGTCTGCAACAATGATGGGTATGTCACCAAATGTTGATATGAATATTATTTTTAATAATATGATGAGATTAATTGAAACCATGAAAGAACAACTTGACTTTCCTGAAGAGGGGTAGTAGAATAATTATGGGCTGGACGATCCCTTAAGCAAAGTCATAAAGGCCAAATCTGCACTGAAATAAAATGTCATTTGAATCTCTAAAAAAACAATCTAAACTTGGTTCTCTTACTGATAAACTAGTAAAAGAAGTTGAAAAAATGAATACTAGTGGTGCTGGAGGAACCGATGAACGCTTCTGGAAACCGACTATGGGCAAAGGAGATGTAGGTTCTGCAGTTATCCGTTTCCTTCCTGCTCCCGGTGATGAAGATCTACCTTGGGTAAAACTATATAATCACGCATTTCAGGGAACTGGTGGTTGGTTGATCGACAACTGCTCCACTACAATTAGTCAGAAGTGTCCAGTATGTGCGTCAAACACTGAACTTTGGAACTCCGGAAACGACCGCGATAAAGAAACAGTTCGTCAACGGAAGCGTAAACTATCATATTATTCAAACATCTATGTAATTAAAGATCCTGCAAATCCAGAAAACGAAGGTAAGATCTTTCTCTTTAAATTTGGTAAGAAAATCTTTGATAAGATTCTGAACGCAATGCAACCAGAATTTGAAGATGAGGCACCCATCAATCCGTTTGATTTTTGGGTGGGCGCAAACTTCCGTCTCAAGATTCGTAAGGTAGAGGGTTATTGGAACTACGATAAGTCAGAGTTTGATTCACCAGAACCTCTTATGGATGATGATGATGCTCTAGAAGCACTCTGGAAGAAAGAATATTCGCTCTCTGCAATTGTTGCTCCTGATCAATTCAAGTCCTATGATGAACTTGAAAAGCGTCTAAATTCTGTTCTTGGTATTGGTAAAGTTGCTCCCAAGACATCTACTGCTGATGAAGAAGAGCGTTATGAATCTTATGCTTCAAAGCAAAACACTGAAGAAAATGTGATGCAGGAACTTGAAGAATCTTATCGCAAGAGTAAGAATGTAGAACTTCCTAAAGTTACTTCAAGTGATGATGAAGAAGATGATGCGATGAGTTACTTTTCTAAACTAGCGAATTCTTGATTACTCAAATAGTCTGATATTATCGCCTCTTTTTAAGGTGGAGTTCACATATTGATCTCCACCTTTTTTGTATGTCATCAATTCTTCCATATCATTAAAAATAACACTTAGATATATTGGTTTCAAAATATAGATATTTCTTTTTTCTTCTTCAATTTTTAATTCATACTCATAATTTGTTACCGGTCTTATGAAAGAAGTTGAAGGAACTTGAACTGTATTACTAAGTCCAGCATCCCAATATTCATAGTAATATGCGGTTAAACTTTTAATTGTAAGTTCATCAACCCAATTAAATCCCGTATAAATCCACAAATTTCCAGTTTCAGAGTCAACTACGGCATTTCCCGATACTGCATTTGGAAATTGATTTTGTAAAACTTCATCTGATGAATTTAGTATAGATCCAATAGGTGTAAATGTGGTATTTAATGTAAAAATAATTTTCTCTTTTTTGGATGTGGATATTACCGGATTACTGATAATAGGAACTGATGGGAGTTCATAAGTAAATCCTTTATCAAAAACTGTCGTTGCAATGAATTTACCATTATATTCTCTTTCAGATATTCCATCAATCGTGACTTGACTACCCACAAATATTCCAGGAATATTCGTTGTCATATCAACTTTTATATTTGTACCGGTAGCAGTTATATCCGCAATAGTTGAATTTATAATTTCAATAAAATTTCCATTTGTTTTCCAAGTGGGAGAAATTGTTAAACCACCTTTAAGAACTGTAATACCTAATGAGTTCTTAATTTCTTCTGTTTCATAATGATGAATACCATTATAAAGATTATCATAAGAACCATAACGCTCTAACATAACCTTTTCAAAGGTTATTTGAGTCATCGGCCATTCTGATTGAATATTCAGAATGTTATTTGAAAGAAGAACAACCCAATCTAATGTTTCTTCATCATAAAACTTATAAGCAACATTATCAGGCCGTTCATCACCAATAATTGAATACTTCTCAAAGAATTGGAGATTAGCAAAAATATCTTCTCTTAATTTTCCACGCTTAAAAAGATTTTTTACCGGAATATATTCGGAGATATATTTGTCTCCTATGTCTCTAGAAACATATTCAAAGTTTGGAACCTGTCTGAAGTAAGATGCCATTTTAGTAACCTATTGAAGAATCTAATCCGCCACCAATTGCTTTATCTGCTTCTGCATAATCATCATCATAAATTGCTTCAAGTTCTGTAAATTGAAGACCTATTTCATAAGAAGTCATAGCACCATCTCCAAAAGTAGCATAACTTCCTGCAGGAGTATAATTCACAGTACACCCAGTAAGAGCACATTCTTTTATTCTATTAATCCAAGGATGATCTTTCTGAGTTATTCCGTAAATGTATTTAATCTCAAATGTATGAGGTGCCTTTAAAAATAAATCAGTTTCTGCTCTCTTTACTGACATTCCTTGTTTAAAAAATCTTATAATATTGCGAATATTTTTTGATTCATTTGGTTCTCTTGCGGATAAAGTAAAATTAAATTGGAAAGTTCTAAGTTGAGGACCTTCAAATAGTAACTCTATATTTGGATTTATTATTCCTCCAAGTACTCTAGGAACAAGACCTTTAACTTGTGCTGCCTGTCCTGCAAAATATGCCGCCGCCGCATTCTTTAGAGATTCCATAGCACCACTTGATGCAAATAATTTTTCTATGCCAGTTATTGATTCTGTAGCACCAACGACACCATTGTTAATACTGCCGAGTGCAACTGCTGCTGCGATTCCTTCAAATGCATTCATGGTGTCTTCTCCCCATTTAACAGTATTTGTGTCTGAAATGGAAGGTTGAATAGGAAGAACAACAGTACTTCCTCTTGTTTTAGCCTCTAGTCTATCTTCAACTGCCTTTCCTTCTCCCAATAATTTGGGACTTAATTTTCTTGGTCTATATTCAAGCATAGTGAATTGTATATAATCTTGTGTCTCATCCATATTAATTGGATATCTTAATAAAGATTTATCTGGATATTGAGTTACTAATCTTGTTTTCTTACTACCTGCTATTTGAGTATTAGTTAAATTAGTTAATCCCTGTTCAACTCTACCGGCAGTTGCTCCAGTTTCTCCGTCAGGTTGGTCTCCAGATGGTGGCGTATCTACTCGTCCGTTCTGTAGTAATTCGTTAGTTCTTTTTTGTCTCGTTTGTAGATCAACATTCAAGTCTCTTTGGGCATTATTTGAAGTCTCTCTCGCTTTATCTTTTACTTGTTGTAGTGCTTGTGGTTGTTGAGCAAATGCTTTTTTTTCGTTTTCTGTTATTCCATTTATTCCCAAGAATGCATCATTTGGAATAAATTTTCCTTTATTTGGACCTGTTGAGGGAATTGTTCCAACTGTGGCATCAAACTCATCAGCAAGTGCCGAATCTATGATTTGAGATCTATTAAATCTTTTTAACGTAATTTCTCCAGTTTCCGTATTTACTAATGTATAATATGTTTGAGTAGAATCAACTGATGGAAGAGGGAATTGATTTTTATTTCTTGATCCATATACATTCGCCATCAGAACTCCTCCCTAACAAGGAACATAAGAATCAAATTTGTTTCCCTTTTACGCAACATTAGAAATGGAAGTTCCTTATTCTTTATTTATAGTATATAAAAATAAATTTTAATTAAAAAAGTTCGTTTTCTGTAATGACTTTGAACTTTATCATTCTATCTTCACACCACTCCACGATGGATTTCCATTTTGATTGATTAACGGCATAAGTATTCACTTCATTAATATAAGTTTTATTTTTCTTTTTTCCTTGTACTGGCGGTACTGTTTGTCTTTTTGGTTTTATTTCTATTACATACTTTTGTATTTTTCCATTATCTTCTAACATTTCTACAATAAAATCCGGAAAATATCTACATACTTTTTCTTTTACTGGATTATAATATGGTATAGAAAATTCTTCAGACCCATATCTTAATATATTTGGAGACCTATCACACCACTGCATAAACTTAAGTTCCCAACTGCTGCGGTAGATTATATTTTGAACGTCTCCAATATATTTTTTTGGATTTCTTGGATTAAATCTACCCTGATGATATTTTGAATCACGAGGCATTTTTCCATCCTTTATGTGATTTTCTTTTTCCAGAAAGAACAGAACCTAATTTTGATGGGTTTAAATTTAATTCTTTACTTATATGAGTTATGCAATCAAATTCAACTATTTCCCCATCCTTAGAAATTATTTTTCCTCCTTTTTGTAGATGTGGATAAGTATGTCCTTTATTATGTGCAGGTTTTCCTCTTCTTTTTTCTACAGATGCTTTAATTGCTTTACTCATATCCCTTCCACTTTTCGCTTCTCTCATCAATTCCAAAGTTTCTTCAGAATAGATTCCAATTTTTCCTTTATTCCAAGGAGTGTGATTTTTTTCAAATCCTCCAAGAGAATTGTTAATTTTTTCTACGGAATCAATATATTCTATTTTAATAATTTCACTACCATCAATATTAAAAACATCACATAATGTTTTAGTATTCCAGTATTCTACTTTTTTTATATTTGACATATTGAACTATAAATATATAATAAACTGTAGAATATTTATAGATGGCTGCGCCTCGCCCAAGTAGAGTTAAATTAAGTGAAATAAAAACTAAGTTACTGAGACCAGCATTAACCTCTCATTATATTTGCGACTTTCAACCACCAGATTCTGCAAATGGTTTTTTATTAGCAAGAGTACTTAATACACCAACAAAAAGAGCAGATAGATTATCTCTCGCTTGTTCTGATGCGTCTCTTCCGGGATCTTCCTTACAGACTCACGATATTACTAATGATTTTACCGGAGTTACTGAAAAACACGCATATCGCCGCTTGTATGACGACAGAGCAGATTTTAGTTTTTATGTAGATGCTGAGGAATATTATGTAATTGATTTTTTTGAATCTTGGATTGGATATACTGTGAATGAACAATATGGAGAAAATGGGGTAAATATTGAAAGGAGAGCGTATAATTACCGTGTCAATTATTCAAAATATTATACTACTGATGCTCTTTCTATCACAAAGTTTGAAAGATCTTATGGTACTCAAGAAGCAAAAGGAAGTTCTTCGTTAAGATATAATTTTGTGAAAGCATTTCCGATTAGTATTAATTCTATGCCAGTATCTTATGATTCCTCACAGTTACTTAAATGTACGGTCTCATTTACTTATAGTCGTTATTGGATTCAAGGATTAAATCTACGAGGAAAAACTGGCGAACCTGGTCAAACACCTGACACTGGAGTACCAAAATCTCAATTTGATATAACTCCACAAAAACTGGCAGAAGTAAATTCAAACTTTGGATTTACTTCAAATGTAGCATTAAGTAAAGGTAATATTTCTCCTGGCACAGTATTTGATACTCAATTGAGAACTGAATCTCTTTTGGATAGTAGTGCTTATGGATCTCGATTAAGAGATATACCTCTTTTTTAATTTAGCATAATCATTATAAATAAAGTAACTGAGTTTCTATATAAAGAAATTATGCTTCCTAAAATTGCTACACCAACTTATGAACTTGAGTTGCCATCAACTGAGCAAACTATAAAGTTTAGACCGTTTCTAGTGAAAGAAGAAAAACTTCTTGTAATTGCACTAGAATCGGAAGATACTAAACAGATTACAAATGCAATCAAAACAGTCATTAAGAATTGCATTGAAACCAAAGGAATTAAAGTGGAAACACTTCCTACTTTTGATATTGAATATTTGTTTTTAAATATTCGTGCCAAGTCAGTTGGAGAAGAAATTGATGTAAATATCATTTGCCCTGATGATGAAGAAACTAGTGTTTCTGTTAAAATTAATGTAGATGATATTAAAGTTCAAACAAATGAAGATCATACAAATAAAATAAAACTTGATGATACTTTAATGATGGAAATGAAATATCCTTCATTGGAACAATTCATTAAGAATAACTTTGATATTTCAAATAATAGTGCAATTGACCAATCATTTGAACTTGTTGCATCTTGTGTGAATAAAATCTATAATGAAGATGAGGTATGGGCAGCTGCTGATGTGACTAAGAAAGAACTTATGGATTTCTTGGATCAAATGAATACTTCTCAATTTAAACAGATTGAAAAATTCTTTGAGACTATGCCTAAGTTATCTCATACTATTAAAGTAAAAAATCCAAATACTGAAGTTGAAAGTGAAGTTGTTCTTGAGGGTCTATCAAGTTTTTTCGCTTAGGAATGGTTCATATGGATCTTGAGAGTTATTTTAAATTGAATTTCTCATTGATGCAGTATCATAAATATTCATTAACAGAGATTGAAAATTTGATACCTTGGGAAAGAGATGTTTATGTGGAACTTCTCAAGCAACATATAGAGGAAGAAGAGTCCAAACAGAAACTACAAGGTAATGGATAGTAATCCAGGAAAAACTTCTACAGAAAATATTAACGAAGTAATTCTTAGATTGCTGAGGTTAAAATCTGGAACGGAACTGGATTATCAGACTTATGCTAAAAAAATAAAAATTAAATTAGCATCTTCAAGAATGGTGGGAGCATTTATTCCTGCCGAAGAAGATATATTATTAAGAGAAGAGTTTAAGAGAGTTAGAAATAAAGAAGGTAGATTTGTAATATTAACGAGTAAAAAAACAAAAGTATCTTCACCTCCACCACCTTCAGGATCTAGTGGAGGTGGTGGATCTCCTCCAAAAACAGGATCAATTGTAAAAGCAAAATCCGGAAAAATAACTGCAGATAATTATTATTATCAAAATTATGTTGAACCAGTAAATGTAAAAGATGTAACTAAAAATGTTGCAAAAGTTTCTAAACAAACAGATCCATTAATAAGAATAAGTGACATTCTTGATTCAATATTAGAAACTTTAACTAATATTAATAATTTTGATAGAGAACAAGCAACCAGACAGAGAACAGATGCTGAAAATAGAAGAAGAGGTCAAAGAGAAACTGATTTAGAATCAAAACCATTTGAGGGAATTAAAAAAGCATTATCTGCAATTACAAAACCATTCCAATCAATATGGGATAAAATTGTTAATTTTATTACTAATGTTATTCTTGGTAGAATAGTAATTAAGTTACTTGAATGGTTTGGTGATCCTAAAAATCAAGAAAAAATACAAAGTATTATAAGATTCTTAGGAGATCACTGGCCCACTCTCTTAGCATTATACTTAAGATTTGGAACTGGTATTGGTAGATTTGTTGGGAAATTAACTAGATCATTAGTAAAGGGATCATTTAAACTTGTTAAACTTGTTGCTGGACTTGCTGCAAAATTAGGATTAAAACGAGCAGGAAAAATAGCATCATTTCTTGGTGGACCAAGAGGAAAAGCAATAGCAACTGGTGTTGGAATTGCTGCTGATGTTGCTGTTACTGCTGGAACTGCATTTGGTGCAAGTAAACTATTTGGTGGAGAAGATAAGAAGCAAGAACCTGTTGCTCCAGAACCAGTTCAACAATTCTCTGGTGGTGGTAGTGTAAAAATACCGAAGTTTGCTGGTGGGGGGTTTGCAAACTTTGGTAATATGTTTAAGGGAGCAGGAATGGGTTCAATGTTTGGACCTATGGGAATGCTTGCTGGTGCTGCATTGGGATCTGGTAAACCTCAAGAAATGTTTAGTGGTCTTGTTAAAGGCCCAGGTGGACCAAAAGATGATAAGATTCCTGCAAATCTTAGTAATGGTGAATTTGTTATGTCTGCCGGTGCCGTTAAGAAGTATGGTGTAGGTACTTTAGAATCAATGAATGCTGCTGGAGGTGGTACTAATATTCCAAAAATTGCAAATGGTATTGTTCATGCTGCTGGTGGTGGTTATGTTGGGATGGATGTTGAAAAAGGACATAAATTATGGATAGAATACCTTAATAACAATCCAGATGCAACTTCTCGTGGAGGAAAACTTTATGATCGCATAGATCCCAAGACAAGAGAACCTATTAGTGATAATTATAAAAAATATCATAGACAATTTATGCGGGAGTATATGAAAAATGGAAAACCCCCAGAATGGGCGAATATTAAATCAAAAACTACTAGAGTGAGTTCTCCATCTCCAGGATCCACACAGACACCACCAACATCTTCTAGACCACCTTCATCAACTTCAAGTGCAAGACCTCAACCTGGTGTGGGACTTTCTACAAATGCAAAACCACCAGTTCAAAAAATTAACACAAATATGAACGTCCCTGGTGGTCGTATTCGTGGAGGTTCTCTTTCTGCGATAATGATGGCCCTTGAAATGAAGCAAAGAAAAGATGAGGGGCAAACAAATGTTCAAGCAGGATTAGGAGCAGGAGGTTCTGCCTTGGGTGGTCAACTTGGTTGGATGGCAGGAGCAAAAGCAGGTGCAGTTGCTGGAGCAGCACTTGGAACTATTGTTCCGGGAGTGGGAAATGGTGTCGGTGCTGCTGTTGGTGCAATCGTGGGTGGTCTTGCTGCTGGTTATGGTGGAGCAATGTTGGGAGGAAAACTTGCTGATAATATTTCTGGAGTAAATGCGGTAAAGGAAAGAAATAGTCGTGGTGGAATTGGTGGTTCAGTTGTTGGTGGATATGGATTAAAGAAGCAGGAATTTAAAGATGCTCCTAAAACATCAATAATAACTGATGATAAGGGAAGACCTTCTATTGGACATAAAGCATTAAGAAATGGAAAATTACATTATGTGAGGGGTCCTCAACCAGGAACTGGTACTAAAAATCCATTAGAAATGCTTGGTAGATTTATTAATCCAAGTGCTTATAAGGAAAATGATGCAAAACTTGAGAGACAAAAGCATAAAGAAGCAATGGTAAATGCATTAGAGGGTTATCAAGCACAAAACATGGCCCCTGACGCTCAAGCAAGAATGATGAAACAAATGGGTGGAAATCTAAAAGATGTTCAAAATGATTTGAATTATAGAAACAAACCTAAACCCAAACCTAATTTAACTAGAAGACAAGAAGATATTGCAAAATATAAGGCATCAATGGGACCAAAATATTCTGCTGCAAATATATCTTCATCGCAACGACGAAGAACACCAAATATAACACCTTTACCAAGACCAAAACCAAAACCAATAGTTGCTGGTGGTGGAAGTGGTGGAAGACGGGGAGGTGGATCAAGACCATCATCAGGTTCAAGAGTACCGTCTCATAGTGCAACACATAGTAGGGGAACTTCTCTTTCAGCAACTTCATTGGGGATTTGGGTATAATAAGAAATGGCAAACCTAGTACCGCACTCAAAATCATCTATAATTAAACCAAAACAATCTGCAATCATCAAAGCAGATAAGTTTTTAAATGCGAAGACAAAATCAACAAAAGTAAATGAAAATTCAGTTAAACCAAAACAATCTGCAATCATCAAAGCAGATAAGTTTTTAAATGTAAATCCAAAATCAACAAAAGTAAACGAAAATTCAGTTAAACCAAAACAATCTGAAAATTCTTCTGAAGATATTATTTTACAAATAGAAAAAAAAGTTATAAAGATTGATAAACTTTTAAAGGATTCTTTTGCTCTTAAAAAGAAGCAACAAAAAAAATCAACAATCAAAGAAGAACAAAAAGAATTTGAAAATAGAGAAAAAGAATTAGAAAAGAAAAAACCAAAGAAAGAACCAGGAATAAATTTACCAACTCTCCCTAAAATGGGATTTATAGATTGGATTAAGAACTTTGTTTTTAATACTATCTTGGGATTTCTTGCTGTTCGCTTAATAAAGTTCTTACCTACACTATTAAAAATCTACCCAGTTATTATAGGTGCTGGCGAATTTTTAATTAATGTTGGTGGCAACTTACTGAATAGTTTAGTATCTTTTGTTGATTGGGGATACAAGGCAGTTGATGCAACTAGTGGATTTATAAAAAGTATTGGTGGTGAGGGATTATCAAAGGTTTTTGATAATTTTACGGGTGCAGTTGATAATGTACTTGAATTTGCCGTGATGGCCGCTCTCTTATCTTCGGGTGGTGATGATGAGAGTGGTGGTCTTGGTGGTAAAGGTGGAAAACGAGGATATGATTCTCAAGGAAGAAGAGTTGGTAAGAATGTACAACAAAGATATGAAAGAAGATTTGGAAAAGATAAATTTGTAGATAGATTTGGTACAAAAAATTTAAAAAATGTAGCACAAGGTGCTAGAAGAGGAGCATTTCAGCAAGGTACTCGTAATGCTTTTGTTGGTCTTGCTGGTAAAGGTGGAGCAAAATCTATTCTTAAATTTGTAAGACCGTTAACTAATAAATTACCTATTATTGGTGGATTATTAAATTTTGGACTTTCTGTTGCATTAGGTGAAGATCCTGGTAGAGCTGCTTTTAAGGCAATTGGTTCTACTCTTGTAGGTGCTCTAGGTGCCG